GCTTCATCAGGTTTATAATTGAACGTACCGCTATCAATTTTATCATACAAGTCTTCAGTTAAACTCTTTGGAATAGGTTTACTAAAGAAACTTTTAATCCAATTATAGATTTTAGCAAAGAAGCCTTCAGTTTTAGAACCTTTTTCAACACGAGAAGTTTTACCACCTTTAAGCATATAATCCATAAACTCGTCAGCAAGATTTTCCTCTAAAGCAACATTACCGATGTTACCATAGCGACTTCTAGCTTCTTCAAGGAGTGCAGCTCTCTGCTCTTCATTATTATATAACCAAAAAACAACGTGAAAAGCCTCGTGATATTCAGTTCCTTTTATAGCACTTGTACTAATTTTAGCCATAGCATCTTGAAAAACACCCCAAGCTTCAACTCCGTTGATAAGTAGAATACCTGTAACGTTCATGTCAAGTTCAACATTTTCTCCAAATGTTTTAGCCCACCAAGCTTTAGCATTTTCAACGTTAATAGCTTCATCAGTTTGTACAATTCCCGAAACAACTTTAGTACGGGCGATGCCGCTATTATTAGAAATGATACTTACTTCAAAATTATTATCATCAATTTTCTTAATATCAATAACTTCACCTTGAGCTAATTGCTTTCTAACAGCTTTCTTCAAATCGTCAGCTTCTTTTTTGGTAGAAAGCGTAACAGTTCCCTTTTCAAATAAAGCATCAGCAACAATTTGCATATCACCATTAGCAAGCTCAACTTTTGTCGTTGTTTGGCTTGGTTTCGGCTCATTTACTTTAGTTTCCTGCCCTTGTTTTTGCGTAGATGTATTAGAAGTAAGCACAGAACTTTTCACGCCTAATTTGCTGGAAATACTAAGCACCAAGCTACTATTTTTGTCTTTTTTTGCACCTTTGGAAGTTACCGACGGAACACGATTTTTTCCGTTTTTTAAATCTTTACCATCAGGAGTTTTAACAGTTTTAACATCAGTAGTAATAACATTTTTAAACAAATGCTTACGGTATTCTTCGTCAGATTTTAATTTCTTAAAATTGACATTATGACGTTTCGTTTGTAGCAACTCATTCAATTTAGCACGAAAGACAGGTTTATTACCATCTGTCATTGCATTTAACGCACTTACTTCTGCACCTTTAAAGTTAGGTTGTTTAATAATCAAATCTTTACCTTTAGCATCTTTTTTAGAAGGGTCAGTTAGAACTAAATTTATAACAGATTCTTTCTGTTCATTTTTAAAGTAAATGCTAGCAACAAGACCTTTCCCATAAGAAAATTTAATGCTATCGCTATAAACTTTGAAATAATCTTCATTAGTAGAGTTAGCTTTTGTAACGTTAATATAATCGTTAATCTCATTGCGAAGTGCAGACACTCGCTCATTAACTAGAATATTAAAACTATCAGTTTTTGAAGCATGAAGTTCCATCATAACATTAGCAAGCTTACCAATTAAATCAGTGATTTTATTGGCAGTTTCTTCATTAACATTATTAACAGAACATGGTACAGGAATATAAGTTGAAATATTACCTTCAATTGCATTTGCACCAGGAACCATAATATAAACAGTTCCAGCGTAATATTCATTATCATGATTCATATACTCATTCTCAGAAATTCTTTGGAACTCTATTGTAGAATCTTTAGAAGATACAAGGATACTAGATTTATGACCAGCTTGAGTTGTTGATGGAGCTATAAATATTTCATCAAGTTCAGGAAATACGCTATCTAAACTTTGTTGCTTATCGTCTTGCAATAAATTACCTGATGTTTTACGAGTAACTTGAGTGTAAAACTTAGCATTAGGGTCACGAGCAAGTGTATTCTTAATAGTTTCAATAATCGCTTTCGCTGAAACACCTTGATTTTTTAATGTTTCAATAGCAGTAGCAAAAGGTTTATTAGTATTATTAGCGTAGAACTCACTCATTCTCCATTTAATAAGACGATTATGATAAGTATAAAAACTTTTTTCGTACTTCTTCTTTTCAGCTGTAAGCTCGTCCATTGTCATTTTACTAAGAGCGAGTGCATATTTATACTCTTCACGCAATCTATCAATATCATTTAACCAACCAATAGTAATACCTTTACGTGTTTTAATAGCAATACCTCTTCCTTCAGGAACTAACTCAAGAGTTGAACCTGTATTTATTTCTCCAGTAGTAGTTGCAATAATAGCTTCTTCGAGTTCCTCTTGCGTAATATCAGGTACTCTCCAACCACGTTTTCTAACTTGCTCTTTATAGTGATTGACATCTACAACTCCATCTTTAATACCTAAGTCAAGGAAACTTAAAAAGATATTATTACTTCCTTCTGCAACTTCATTGTTAGAAGTTAATGATTCAGTTGGAATTTCGTCAAGCAAAGTAATATTATTAGTTTTAATGAAATTTTGAACATCGGTTAAAGTAATAGTTCCATTTTTACCAGTACCTTCAATTGCATCTAAATCAAGGTTATATTCTTTTGCACGAAGACGAGCAGGGTCGGTAATTTTAACAGGTAATTCAGTATTCTCTTGCGTTTCATTAGTAGGATTTTGTTCTTGGTATTGAGCTGTTTTGACAATCTCAAGAAGTCCATCTAATTCAGGCATGATATTTTCAACAAAATCTTCAATTACGGTTTGTAATTCAATAGGTAATTGTTCCCATACTTTAGGATTAGTTAAAGCGTAGGTAAGTAACTCTTCGGGATTGCCGTCAAGAATAGGTTTAAAAACTTTATCAGTTAATAAATCTTTATTAGCAGTAATTTTACCTTTTAGCCAATTTTCAAAGGCTGTTCTTTCAGCAGTATTATGAGGATATTTATTAGTTAGTAAAGCATGGATAAGTTCATGTCCAATAATTTCTCTAAAGAGGAAATCAGAATCGAGATTAAGCCCTTTAATTACACTAGGATAAAACGTAATGCGATTATTAGCAGGGTTAAAGCCTGCTGGAAATTCATTAGCTTTAGGATTAACTGCAACTGTAATACCGTAAGTATTATCAATCAAATTAATTAACTCAATAATTTCAGCAGGAACTTCGACTCCTAACTTATTAGCAAGATTATTTACAAAATTGAATAAATGATAATCAGCATCATTAGGAAGACTTTGCATATCTTCTAAATGTTTTACTAATACATCAGTATCAATTTGAGTAGTTGTTTCAGTGTTAAGAAGTTTCATTTCGCCCGTACTAAGTTTGCCCAGCACTTGGGCAGCTTTTAGACTAGAACTTTTAGTACCATCTTTAATAGTAATGATTTTAACTTCAGTACCATTATCGACAATTTTAGTAACTTCGTAAGTTACACCTTTAAGTGTATAGATATTGCCAACTTTAATACCTTGATATTCAGTCAATTGAGTATCATTTGATACTTGATTAACAGCGTCAATTTTAGCTTGAATATAAGCTTGAGCAAGGGGTTTATCTTTTAATTTAATACCATTCTTACGAGCTTCTAAATCTTTGGTAATTTTCTCTTTAGAATCTCCACTTGTTAGAATTTTATTAATAGCTTTTTCTAATGCGCTAAAAAGAGCAGCTCCAAGTTCTTTTTTAACTTGTTCATCAGTTACTTGAATTGTAGATTTAGTTTCAGGAGTTTGAGGAATTTCACCTTCCGTTTCTTCAGTACCATCTACAGTTTCAGTTTCTTCTTCAACCTGAGTTTTAGCTAAAAAATCTTTCTTATCTTTAAGCTCTTTTAGTTTCTTTTGAACATACTTTTTCTCTTCAACTCCAGTTTGAGTTTTCAGTTCACTTTCCAATTCAGTAATGGCAGCATCAATATTACCTGCACTAATAGTTTTATCAATTGAATCAGTGTAATCTTTTAATTTATTACGTTTATCAATTTCTTCAACTTTAGTTTTAATCTCTTCAACTTTTGCAGCATATTCTTTTGCACCAGCTTCAGTTTTTAAATGAGAAAGTTCTTTCTGTTGAAGGTCAATAGTATATTTATTATTCCAAGATTCTTTACGTAAAGTATGAGCATCTTTATTTACAGCGTCAAGTTCAGGGTTAGAAAGTCCTTTACCTACACCACTTGTTTCAAGTTCAGTAAGTTGGTCTTTTAATTTTTGAATTGCTGCAGGAAGTTCTTTGATAGAATGTTCAACAGTTTTCTTATCAAATTGTTCTTTAATTTGACCTTTATTAAAAGCGTCAAGAGCTTCTTGTTGGTCTTTAAGATAATCCTCAGCAGCTTTCAAATCTAAATAAATATCAGAAGCAGATGATAAATTAGTTATATAATTAACATCTTGCGTTTGAATTTTAGCAATTTTAGCATTAATTTCCTGATTAGCTGCGTGAAATTTTTCAATCTGAAATTGACGTGTAGTTTGATTAGTTGCAAGACGGAATTTTACATCTTCAGGAATATCTCTACTTTCAACATTTTTAGCAGCTTCTTTGTAAATACGCTCTGTTTGAAGAATATCGTTCTTTAGATTTTCAACAGCCTTTTGAACAGCAGTATCCCCCATTTCTTTTGCTTCATCTTTAGGCATTGAAGCTCTAACAGCTTCTGCAAAATCGCCGTTATCAAGTTGGTCAAGAAGTGCGTCAACAGATTGTGTAGCGATAGCATTTAAAGTCATTTCAGAAGCAAGAGCAGCTTTAGCTTGCCCTATCTTTCTATTAGCTTCGTCTTGTGTAAGTTTATTTGCATCTACTAGATTTTGAGTATTTGCAATAAATTTAGCATGGTCAGAAAGCTGTGTTTTACGAGTAGCAGCTTGTTGTAATAATGCGCTATTTAATTTAGTATCAGAATCACCTTTCATTAGTTTTCCAACACCTTCAAATACCATACCACCAGCTACACCCCACATTCCACTCTCCCACATAGCAGGGTCTTTACTGTATTCTGCAAGTCTATCTGCAAAATCAGTACCGTCATCACCTTCAAGTATTGTTTTGATATAATGACTACCTTCTTTTCCGCCAATATGGTTGACCATTTCTTCAATACCTTCTGTGCTTTGACGCATAATAGCACCGAGGAATGGAGAAGTATTACGCCAAGCTTTAATAGCGGAGTTATTAGTAGGTTTAATAACGTTAGTTAAAGCAGCATTTCTTCTTGCACCTCTTGTTGTAGCGTGAGCGCCAGTAAAAATAGGTTTCATAAGTGCAGACGCTTGTATCAAATCAAATACAATATTAGCACTATTAACTTGATAAGTTTTCCAACCAGCTTTAGAAGCTAGAAATTGAGCAGCCATTTCTCTATCAGAAGTATCATGATTTGCAGCAAATTCTTTTCCTTGTTCTGTTTGTAGAAATTCTTCGTATTTAGCATCATCACGAAAAGCTTCTTGCGCAGCTCCATACCCTTCTTGATAAGTAGTAAAAGCTTCTTTCATATTCTCAGCGTTACGCATTACAGTTGCATTAACTCCAAGTTTAGCTAATTCTCTAGCATCTCCTGCAATTTTATTAGGTGCGCCAAGTACTTTACCAAGAGCAGTTCCTTTTAATTTACTCGTACCTGCAAGAGCTTCTCCAGCTTTACCAAGCATAGAAAGTCCTTTCGTAGTTGCAAGTGCAGGAACTAACATAGATATAGTAGAAACAACAGATTTACCTCTATTCATCCACCAAGCAAAATCTCCAAATTGAAAAGAACCAGTAGGATTACGTTCATAAATAGGTGTCATCTCTTCAGAAGTTTCACGAATTTTATCACCAAGTCCTGTCATCCAATTACTAAAATCGACATTACCTCCAGTAATTTTAGAATAAATAGCATCGGGAATATCTAAAGTTGCACCAATAGCACCAATTGAACCTCCAATAATTTCACCTAGAATAGATTGATTTAAAAAGCCAAGAAATTTCTCTCCTTTACTTTGCGACCTCGCACGAGCAATATCAAGAAGGTCATTATCCATGACACCTGTTTTTATATAAGGACTATATTTAGTAGGGTCAACATAACTTTTTTGACGATTGTCATCAAGCGTAGGTAGCATTTTAAATTCAGAATTTGCATCAGGAGTTGCAGCAAAATCTGAAGTTAAAGGAATATGAACAGGTTTAGAATTAGTAGTATTGGCAGACTGTTTACCTTTAAGATTATTATCAAAAGGTATATGCTTTGGACCAGACATAAGAAAAACATTAAAGAGATTAAATAATAAGTTATTATCCTCGGATACAAGTTATTTAACAGGTGTACTGCTAGAAGAACTTTGACTGTATCCTGTTACTTGAGTATTAGCGGCAATAGGATTTGGATTTTGTAGATTATAAAGAGCCACCTTCATATCATCCATACTTTTAAAAACATCTGTACTACCATCAGGTTGATATAAAGTTCTAATAGTATCAGTAGCTTTTAGATTATTATAATCAATATAACCAGGAGCATTAGGGTCAGTAGGAGTGTCAGGGTCAACTATAATAAGTCGCATTACAGTATTAGTACCTAAAACAACACCATCTTTATCTGTATATTTTTCTCTATTTTTTTGAGCTTTAACAAGTAGAGGTACACCATTTGCACTAACTCCAGCTTGAAAAGTTTCAGACGTAACAGAAGCTCCAGCTTCATCTCTATCAGTGACAGTCGATAACTGTCCAAGAATATCATCATTCTTCCACGCAGGATATTCTGCACTAGCAGCCATATAATTACCTTGTTTGTAAAAAGCACTATTAGGGTCATGTGAATATTCACGCATCAAACCAATACCAACTGCTCTTCGTTCTGCAACTCCATTACTAGGACTAAAAATATGGTCTTCACTGATAGTTTGACCAGTCTTTTTATTTACAATAGTAATATGATGCGGAAATTGACCATTTTGGTCGGCACTAGACATAGTAACACGAACACTTATACCATCATCTCCTGCACTTGTAGTCGCAGAATCAATAAGTTCTTGAAGTTGCAATCCACCGCCAGTTTTATAATTAGTTCTATTTGCCATCACTTGATTAGTAAGTGTCGTATTTTGTCTATTAACAATAGATTTAGGGTCAGAACTTTCAAGAACTTGTCCAGTCCAACTAGCAGGTGTATTATTTTTAACGTAAGTATCAATATTTGAAGTTAAATCAGCGTTAAGATTATTCATGTAAAAATTAGCGGCAGATTCAGGAGTGTCAGTAGTAGTAGGAAAACTACTACGACCGCCTTTTATACCTAAAGGAGAATTTGTAGTACCTGCTTTATAAGTACGACCACTCATATCGTTATTCCCTGCAAGAACTTTTTTCTCAAAAGCTTCACGACTAATATTTGAAGTAGGATGCGCTTTTTTAAAATTAGAATAATGTTTATCAAAATAAGACTGTCCTTCAGGACTTTCAAGATAAGCTTTTTTATAACCGTTAAGAGTATTTTCTTGAGTTTTAGCTTGAAACTCAAGGTCAGCAATACGTTTTGTAATTTCAGCAGCATCTCCTCCGTCTGTACCATTACTAGCTTTGTTTTTCTCAAGTTCAGCTTTAGCTTTAGCTAATCTCGATTTAGTATCTGTAAGTGCGTCAACCATAACTTTACTACTAAATCCATTGCTAGGAGTAACAGCACTTTGATTCATTGTTGTTACAGGTACAGTAGTTTTCAATTGAAAACTTTGAGCATCACGTTGACGAGCCATTGCAGCATTATCTCTCATATTTTGAAGACGTATATCATTAGCATCTTTCATTGATTGCAAAAGAACATGGTCAGTAAGATAATTATGTTTTTCTTTAGAATAAGAGTACGCAGAAGCAGCAGGATTTACGTAACCGTCAATGGATTTATTTAAACTGATTTGATTATATAAACCTTCAACCATTGCAGGGTCGTTAGCGACTTCATCGTAATCATAACCAAGTTCAGTTATAGCTTTACGAGCATCAGCTTCTGACATTGTAATTAAAGCTCCTTTAGCAGGGTCATTAGAAAAAATATCTTCTATCGTGATAATACTACCACCATCAGGATTACCAAATTTAAGACCTTTTTCAAACATTAAACTTTCACGTAAATAACCAGCGTATTTTGGATTCGCAAGAACGGCTTGTCTTAAACCACTTTGCAATTCACTTTCAGACATGACTTCGTTAGTACCAACAATTTTATAACCTTTTAATTGAGGGTCGTACTTAACTTCACTGTTTGTTTTAACACCTGCTTTATTAACATATTCAATGTTAAGAGGAGCTTCACTAGCTTTCCATTTTTCGCCCATTTCAAACATTGCTTTTTGAATATCAGGAGAATTTTGAGGAATATAACCAGAGAAAATGTTTTTATAAGAACCAGTAACAGGGTCATATTCAACTTGTTTCTGATTCATTTTTGCAGCATAAGCTTTGGCATTTTGGTAAGTTACACCATCAATCTTTTCAGTTTTCATACGCTCATCTAAATCTTTAGAATAAGCGTCGTATTGAGCTTTATCTTGAAGAGCACCTTGAACTCCTTTATCCATTGCAAATTCTTTTGCAGCAGCTTTGACTTTAAATCCAGCATTTTCCCAATCACCATTCTGTTTAATTTCTGCCAATTGACCTTTAGCTCTTTCGAGAGCAGCTTGAACATGAGGACGATTTTGGTCACGTACATTCAAATTATCAATCATAATTTCTAATTGGTCTTGAACATCTTTATTTTCTCTAAATCTAGTGTCAAGAACTTCAGCAGTTTTTTCAGCAGCCTCTAAAGGCATTCCAGCATAGGTAGGAACAAATTGACCGTAAGCAAGGTCATTAAATATTTTAGCCATAACTTTATTTTGTTTAGATATACAAAATCCAACTAGCTTATAAGTTTAGCTAGTTGGATTAAGATAATGTTATTTTTTACGTTTTTTGTATTTAATCTTTTTAGTTCCCCGAGCATCAGGTTGGTCGAAATTTACACCACTCCCTAATTGTACAGGTTCACCGTAAAAATTATTAGGTGATGTATTATTTTCTCGACCTATATTCCTATCTTTAAGAGGAACGCTTGTAGTAATAGGTACTTTAGTAGGATATGTTTTACCAGCAGGAGGTTGAATATTAACAGCTTCAATTGATGCAAATTCTTTTGCAAGTCTAGTAGCTTTAGCGTCTTTTTTGTTTTTTGCTTTATTGAAAAATTCACTAATATCAAGACCAGCTTCTGCGAGTTTTTGACCAAATGTATTCATATCAATATCCCCTTTCAATAGAGAATTAAATGTAGCTTCAACATTTCTATCCCAAACTCCAGTTTCTTTATAACGAGTTTTCAAAAGGTCAAGTTCAGCTAAATCTCTTTCATATTGATTTTGTTGAGCAACTTGCATTTGAGCATCGGTAGAAGCGTTTGCAGCGTTCATAGAAATACGTTGATGGATATCATCAATACGCATCATCTTATTAGTACGATATTGATTTTCTTTACCAACATTTACATTGCCAACTTGCTGAGTATTCATTCTATTCATATTGATTAGTTGAGTTTCAGTATTTTCTTTTTGACCGTATAATTTATTAGTATTAGCGGTTGCTGCAAGATTAGCAGCAATCACATTATTACGAAAATCATTACTTCCAGAAGTATTCTCCTGTAATGTAGTTTGAAGATTTGCCAATTGATTTTTATTCTCAATTAATTGCGGATTTATATTAAAATTTGTTTTCATAGGAACAACTTTATCATAAACAGGCTCAGGAATCTCAGGAGTTCTTTGAGTTAAAATTGCATTTACAGCATTGTCAACATAAGGTAAAGCTTTTTCAAAATTAGTAGCATAACTCTTTTTATAAATACCTCCACCTGCCATAACTTGTTGTTGAGGATTTTGAGGAGTAGGCTTCATAGCTTCTTGAGCTTGATGTAAACTTTTTAATTCAGTATCAAGATTTTGCATCATTCTTTTAGCAGAGTTCTTAGCAAAAACAGATGTTGATGATTCAAGAGTTTCTTCAAGTTTACCTTTCTTTTTAGAAAGAATGTCAGCTTGTGCTGCAAATGTAACACCAGGTTTAATGAAAAGTTTATCACTAAATACATTAATTGCATTTCCTGTATCGTGAAGTACTTCATTTTTTTCAATTTCAGCGTTAGGTAATTCAATTCCGCCTTGTGCATGAGTTTGTCCTTTAGCAGTTGCAGTATCACTACTTGTTTCGTCCAATCTACCACCTTTTAGTACAGGCGGCATTACTGTCCCTCCTAAGCTATATTTAATTTTACCTCCAAACTTTTGATAATATTCATTACCGACAACGCCATGTGTAGGATAATCAGATAAAATAGTATCAACTCTAATTTGCTCTTCTTTTCGCTTTCTAACATTTTCTTCATGTAATGTTTTCTCAGCAAGCCTATTTCTATTATCGGCAGTAACACTGCCGTAAATAGCACCGCCGACAGCACCTAAAGCTCCACCGATAACATTACCAATCGGTCCAAGAAAACCTCCTATATTAGACCCAGTACTAACTCCTTTTAAAACTTCACCTCCTGTAAATGCGCCTGCATCAACAGTTCCATCAGGACGTTCAGCAGAAGTACTTAAAAGTGTACCTCCGGTATTAACACCATTCATTATAGTTTCTACTGTTTGAGGATTATAATTATTATTATAATTACCTTTAGAGTATTTTTTAGTCCCTTTAATAGTCATATCGTTTGCATTGCCAGCAGTAGCAAATGTATATCCACCATTTTCAAGAATTGGTTTCTTACCTTTAATTTTCAGTAGTTTTTTCATTATCTTATACTTTTGTTTGCGGTTATAGTAACGTATTCTAAACTCAATCTTTTTTGTGCTATATTATTATACACAAGTCTAACGGCTATAAATTTACTAATAAATTTTGACTTAGAGTACCATTGTATAGCACTATTTAAGTTACTTGTATTAATAGTGCCATTTTTGTTAATAATTGGAAGATTTCTATCAACAACAATATCACGCAGTTCATTAAACTTCCAATTATACTCAACATTACGAATATTCTCACGGATAAGTGAAAGTGTAAATTCTTTTTCTAAATTAATCACACCTGTACATTGATTATCATTATACGCAAGAAGTGATGTAAAAGTTTCATCATAATAAATTGTATTTCCGTCTGCACTTTCTACCGTAGTTAACCAAAGAATAGTTTTCCAAAGAAGTGCAACATTCGCCTCATCTCCGAGATTAAAAATTGGTTCAATATAACTAGGATATATAATAACATCAGAATAGAATTTACCAAATTTAGTAGGAATATTATGTTCAAATACTTTACATTCGCCTGTAATAAGGTTGTTCTCCACACTTAACAATCTATCTCTAGTATAAAAAATAGCATTAGGTAAATAATCATGTTCACAAATCCAAGCATTATGCTCAAATGAATAAGATATAGTAATAGACGCACCACCTACAATATGTTTAGTTAAAAGTAAACGATTATATTTAGCATCAAACGAAGCTGTCCATCCAATACTATTAAATGGATTATCAATCTTTTCTATTTTATCACGTAAATCTTGAAAGAAGTGATACATTCCTTGATTAGAAATTTCTTTAAGAGTACTATCAAAAAGAAATACTTTTCCTTGTTGAGCGTCAACATGAATTGCACCATATTTACAAATAAAACTAGCCCATTGACTTTGATTACCAGCATAACCTTTTCCGTCAGGAATCAATTCATCAGGTTTTCTATCAAATATATCTCCTTGACCTAAAGCAGCTGTAACACTATCAGTTCTCAACAAATCTTTAGGAGTAGCAACAAACATCGCATACTTTTGATAAATAAGAAGTGTACGATTAAAAGCTTGAATTTTCCAAATCTCACCTTTATCTTTATCAGGCATCTCATAATAATCATTAGTTCTAAATTTTCGCCAATTAATAATATTAGCTTCAGTAGATTGAACTGGACTTCTAGCAATTCTAAAAGGAAATGTATTAGTAGGTTCTAAAGGGTTACAGTCGCCAAAACATTTAGCTATTATAATTGGAATTAATTCGTTAAGAGAATTATAATCGAGATTATAAAGATAAGCCTCATTTGTTTCACTAAAGTTACTTTTAGGTAAATACAAATCTTGAACAGGTAAGTCTTCATAACGAAATCCAAAAGTAGATGCAGATTCTTGTATATCTATATCAACATTTCCATTAGTAATATTCCATGTTAAATTTCTATAAAAACCTTCAGGAGCAAAAGAAGAAAATTGTATAGCGCCGATAGTAGTATCACCTCCATATAAAACAGGAGTTGTTATATCATTTTGTACTTTCGGAATAATTACTACTTTTTGTAAATTATTACGAGGGTATAAATCAGTTTTATATTGATAAACAGCACCAGTTGTACGAGCACCAGTTGAAAGATTATTTACTAATTCAAAAACTAAAATACTAGCTTTATCTTTTGTTGTATCAATTCTCAAACCATTATAAAAAGCTACAATATCTTTAGGAAAATATTGAAAAGTATTAACAGCTCTTATTTCATTAGAGATACTAGTAATATTAGTATTAAATAATAAATTACCGTTACCAGCTGTATAATGAATTTCAGGTTTAACGTAATTAACACTAACAGGCGGTTCAATTAATTTAACGTCAAAATTATAAACAGCTTGCGCTTTAACAGTTGTAAATCTCGTTTGTGCAAACTTAGTAATATTATCAATTGTACGTTTTAGATAGCCAACATAAAATCCGCTTATATTATCTTTAATTTCTTGAGGAATGAAAATATCTGTTAGTTTAAAACCTAATACTTTTGAAGTACCGTCACTTTCATAAGTTGTATCTACATCAATCGCAAGTTCGCTACTAGTAACAACGGGGTATGATATAATTATATCACGTACATCAGCAGTAAAGAAAATTGTTTCACCCGCTATAACAGTTATTTTTTCTTTAATATCTATAAATTCATTAGCATTTGTAAATAAGTTATTATCGAGAAAAACTTCCCTTACAGTAAAAGCAGATTGACCAGGTTTCTTAGTAAGAATGCGCCAATAAGTTGGATTAACAACATTAGTAATATTAACTTTAAAAGTCAAATTAACAACTAAATCTTGTACTGCAACTAATTCAAATTGGTCAGTTGTCGTAACTAATGTAAAATAAGCAGGATTAACAGAAGTAGCTGTACCAAAACTTAAACGTCGAGTTGCAGACACACCCCAGGCACTAGCTTGAGTACTTGCAACGCGAGTTATAGGAGTACCTGTACTGGGTACATAAAAAGGATTTCCCCAAGTTTGTAATTGATGAACCGCAGGAAATTTATGATGTCTTATTTTCTTATTCCGTAAAGTATCAATAACTGTACCAGTGTTATCTTTAATATCAGAACAATCTTCATCAGGATAAAGTTCATTTTGATTTTCCCAATAACCCATTTCTCCAGTAGAAAGTGCATCATTAAAAAATTCATGATAACGACCTGTAGCAGAAACTAAAAGAGCTTCTGTAAATCTAGTTTCAGGATATACAGCATTAATAGCACTGATTAAATCATTAGATTTAAAAGGTGCATATCCAGGAATAAGTCTAGACTCGACATTAGGGATATGAAAAGCCTCACTAAATGTACCGTCAAGTAATTTAAAAACAATTACAGGAGCATAAACACTATCAGTACTAAAACCTTTTTTATCAAAAAGAAGCATTACATCTTTATATGAATTTTCTATTTTAGCTAGATTAATATTATCTTCACGAACCCACTCTACTTTAATATTATTAGCGTAAGGTTGAAAATTAAATCTTTCTTGTGTTTTAGAGTTAGCAACATGTAATCTATTTTCAAGAACAACTCCAGTTTTAACACGTTTAAAAGCAGTAGTTGGAGTTAAAAGAGAAACAATATCAATATCTTTTTCAAGTTGTAAACCACTATAAGTAAACTCATAATCCGTTGAATAAATATCAACAGTTTCTAAAGTAGTAGTTGAAATAATACCGCCATTCTTTTTAACAACTCCAATTTGAAGTCTTTTAAAATTAGTATCTAAATTTTTAAGTTTTAGTTTAATGGATTTACCAGTAAATGTATCAGATTTAACGCCATCAAAAGCAATAAATGTTTCAGTATCGTAAGCTCTAACAATAGGAATCCAATTAGACAAACCTGTAAAATTAGATACTGTTCCATCTTCTAATACATAAGCATAAACAAAAGCATAAACTCCGCTAAATATATTACCACCAGTATTAGCAACTTCTAATAATTCAAATTCAGCAGAACCAAGGTCAGGGAAAAGTTGAAGAAGAGCGATATTATCAGGATTGACAGGTTCTTTATTAACATCTACATCAAAAGGTAAACAGTCAATATTAAGAATCCGTGGAGGATTAGCACTATCAGCAAGTCCGTCCCACCATGAAATGATAAACTCACGTTTATTATTGTAAGTAAATACACCTTCAATAGGATTATCAATATTGAAATTTAATCTATCACTTCTTAAAATAAGAGTAAGAACATTCAATTCATTAAGAAGATAAATTTCACCAAATGTAGAATCTTGAATAAACAAGATTACTTTTGTATTAGTTTCAATTCTTCCAATTAAAACTCCATTAATAGTATGTAATAAATTAAAACCTTCTTCGACAGTAACATTACGGTCTTTTTGAGATACTACAATATTACGAGCATCATTCCAATGTCCTTGAGGGATTTTACTTTTACTAATATTTTTATATAGACCTTTAGTAAGTTCCATTGTTTATTGAATTGTAGTTCCAAGAAATTCATTGATATTACCGTTTTGAGGAACATCAATCATTTTATAAACGTCAGTGTAGAAATCATCACCTCTATCAAGAGAAGGTATAATAGAAATCCAATTTTTAGCAAAAGCTTCTCTCTCTTGAACAGTCATTTGTTTCATACGATTTGTACCACGAGCAGAATACTCTTCCCATTTCATATCAGCCATTTGAAAATTGATAACAGGATGGGGCATACCACCAAGTAGAAGTTGACGATAACAATACCATGTAATAGCTTCAATAACATACTGCTCTTTAGGAATTGTAGGAAAACCTCTTTCATCGGTTGGAAGTTTATTATAAAATAATTCAACTTCACCTTTCTCAAAAGAGAAATGAATAAAGTTAGCATTAATTTGATAATGATGAATAGAAGTAATTTTAGAAGCGCCGACAAGTTCTCTAACTTTTCCAGGCAGTATATGACCATTAATCCAAGTAAGAGGACAGCCTTCAAAAGTAATACCAAACAAGGCTTCAACAGGACATGGTATTTTAATCTTAAAATTATTAACTTGTGCTTTACAATTAGTTTTCTCTAAAGCAATACCAATCTTCATCATAGCGAGAGCTTCTCCAATCCAATCAATAACATCTACTTGCCAGCCTTTATAAACAGGTTTAAGGTCTCTATTAATTTTAGCAACAATAAATCCACTAGAAATCATTTGATATTTTGACATGATGTTTCAATTTATATTTAACATTAACGGAAGGATTATTATTAGCATATTTATGCAATTTTTTAACATTACCGAAATCTCCTTTTGTAGGATTAAAAGAAAAGAAATCTCGATTTTTAACAGCACACGCAAATTTAGTCCAAAACCAATAATTAGCGTATTTACTATCATGGTAAACAATATATTTCTCACCTTCGGGAGCAGTTTCTTTATTATAAGGAACTTTTCCGTCAGCTATAATTGACGCTTTAATTTTATTAGATGCGCCCCAATCAATAGGACGTTGTTGGGAACGAAGTTTTCTAGCAATATAAATATTACCAAGATTATGTCCCATTCGTAAAGTATAACCTTCTTTAATAATATAATCACAAATTGATTCATTAAAAAGGTTAACAATAAATTTATAAAGTTTAAACTTAATCACACTTTTTTTACTATCAGCAGCACTTTCTTTTAATTGTTTAATAATATAATTATTTTCAGCAATAATGTTACTATGTAGTTTAACATAATCAACCTTTTGGTTAAAAGCAAAACGCATTGCACGTTTCTTAGATTTTAAAGTATTACTTAAAGCAATCTTTGAAGTATTACTTAAAATAACATCGAAACTAATTTCTAGTTCCTTTTCAATAAAATGTTTTAACTCTACTAATTTCTTAGTAGAGTTTTTAACATTCAATTCGCAATTTTCAATTGTTTGTTTACTATTTACAATGTTATTTTTCAAACCTGCAACGTAACACTTAAACATTTCTTTAGTGTCAATCATCATTTCCAATTTCTTTATCGTCAGTAGAATTGCCAAGTATTCCAATGGCTCGGAGTCTATCGTAAATTAAATCAATCATGTGAGCACTAATAGGAAATTCATCATCATCAGTTAGACAATCTGCAGAATTACACACAGCAGCAACAGCTTCAGGGTCTTCATACACAGCTTCAATTCTAATAAATTTAAATTTACCTTTTGTAATGACATAAATATAATCATCTAAATAGTAGTACCTTGTACAGTTAGCAGTCCAATGACTATATTGAATAGTAGCGATTTGAGATGTATCAATCTCTCCCCAACCATTATCCATATAATCAAGACCACCTACGTACTGAAATGTAGCACCTTTAAGCTGAACAGTTTTAGGAACTTTTTTTTCAGTACGGAGAACAGTACAACCTAATTCAATTAGACAACTATCAAGTCTATCAACAGAGATTAACTTATCAACGTAAGACGCTATAACATTACGACTAATTCCGTTCTTTTCAAAATCTTGTCGAATAAATTTTGCTCTTAAATGTCTAATGTGAAATTTTATTCTTTCAAGAAGAATAATATTAAAGTGTTGATTAACACTATCACCATAAGCAGTAGCAATTTGATTAAGGGTTGCCATATTAAAAAATTTCTCTACGTGTTAAACTACAATGAAAATCAGCAGTTGCTGTAAGTGGACGTACACAAAGATAAAAAACATCAGGAGTACCTGCAATATTAGAACCGAGTAATAGACTATTAGGAATACCTAAAGTAACATCTCCGCTAGATGCAGATGCTTTAACAACTCCGCCTGCTAACTTTGTATCGCCTGCTAATGTATGATTACCAGCACCTCCACCTGTTGCACCTTGTGCAACTTCAATAGCTCCATTAGTTTCTCCAATAAAATTAAGAGGAGCAGCCGCTCCAACATTTGTTACAGTACCTCCTCGAACAAGTTCCCATTCATAATTATCATTACTGTTACAAGTAATACTTATATTAACGATTTTAACACTCATACTAAAATGAGTAGTTTTAAGTTTAAATGCTTTTAAAATATAAGTTGTTCCAACAACTGCACAAGTAATTGGAGTTGTATTCGCTTCACTATAACGTAGTATTCCAATATCTTCTGTACCACCTTCTTGAATAACAGCAGCACAAACACAATCAATAGAATCGACTGCAACACCTGCTGTTTTAGTAATCCAATATCTTATTGGAAGATTTGGCGTACTCATAAATACAGTATCTCTAATATTGGTATTTTTAAAAGTGTGTACATATACAATCTTATCATCAATTTTAAAACCAACTCTAACATCACCTGCGCCTAACCATTGGAAATCAATAACAAGTACTTGCAAATATCCAGGAGTGATATTTATTCCAGCAAACTCATTCCAATTTGCAGAATTTTCCCAAGTTTCAACAGCTACACCGCTCACAAAAGTACGCAAACCTAAATATGTAATACCATTAACGTGCTTAACAAAGATACCATTCTTTTCATTACCATATCCAAAACCTGTTTCAATGTCAGCAGAACCTCCTGTTGTAGATAGTTTACCAGTAATTTCAATAAGTTGACTTTTAGCACTTTGATAATTAAAGTGCATAAATGTTTGACGAATACGAGAACAAGCTGCTGCACCGACGGATAAAGTAACACAAGCTTTATTAGGAAAATGAGTACTACTCCCACCGCTACCACTAACTAATTGGTCATCCCATATTAAAGGTGCAGCATCAACAATTAGTTTACTGTTAAAAATAGTCGCAGGTTCACTTACTCTCCATCTACCAGCACCATCAATGATAGCTTTCGTAGGTCTAAACCAACCAGTTAGTGTAATATTAAGGAAAGTATAAATAGCAGTTACTAAACCAACAAGTGCAGCTAATCTTCCAGTAGAAGCTAAACTTGCTTCTTTAATTGTTTCAGTTCTATCAAGAATAACATCTGCCGTAGTTGTTTCATCAGATAGTCTGTAAAGTGTTGGAGCTAGACCAATACCATCAACAGATAGCCCCATAATATCAGCCCATTGATTTGGAATTAAATTATCTCTACTTCTAATACCAATTAGACTTACAGTTTTGCCTGTTTTAGCAATTTGAGTAGGAGTTAATTCAAAAAATTCAAATGCTGTTTGAAAACTATTTAAGCCAGTAATTAATGCAGCAAAATCAGCAAGAGTACCTAAACTCGCTACTGCGCCTCCATCATCAGATACACTAACACCATTTAACCCATTGTTGTACCCAACAGTAATATTTGTATCAACCGTTGGCGAATTAGGTAAAATACCATCCATTGCAAGATAATAAACAGGAGGTCTGTAAAGTGTAAGTGCATTAGTAGAACCTACAGTACCTGCTTCTAAATCATTAATATTACCAGTATAAGGAGTATTATTATCAAGATAACGATAAACATAAACAGGTGCAGCGGGATTTGTCATATCTGCAGTTAAACCTACAAGTCTATCATTATCATTAGGGTCTGATAATACTCTAAATTCACCATCTTTCAAAGCACTAAGAGCCGTTGCTACTGATTGTAATGTAGTTTCAGTAGCAACTTTAGTATTAATGGAAGAAAGTGTAGTCTCAGTAGCAGCTCCAACAGGTAATCCTCCTCCACCTGTAGATATAGCTTTTTCTATTTTATCAAGTCTTTTTGCAATTTCTTGCAATAGTTTTTCTTCAGTTGTCATAACTATACAGTTTTATTATTATTCAAAAAATCACTTAATTCACCATTAAGTTTTTCAAAAGAATTTGCACCATTATTTAGAATAAAATCTAAACCAAGAGCGTATTGATAAAGTACAATATCAAGTTTATACTCAACAGAAATAAAACGTCCACTTGAAATTGTATTAAGAACATTATTGTAAATCATCTTACATTCTTGAGTACGCCATTGTTCTAATTTATCAACTATATTGACAGCTTTATTTCTATCATGATTAATAGTTAATAGCAGTGCTTCAAGTCTTTTAGATATTTCTTTTCTACGCCAACCTGTTTGTTCGACAATGAGTATTTTCAAATCAGATTCTTCAAAAGAAGCAAATTCTTTACTAAGCATAGCTTCAATACTTTCTTGATATACAGTACAAATAATTTCAAGATACCTTTTAAAAAGATATTTCTTTTCTTGTTGTGTAATAACATTAGTACATTCATGTTCTCCGCTTGAGAGAATACCTTTAATTTTAAGAAGAATATCATGACGATGAAGGTCTGAAATACTAACAATATTCTTATCTCTAATTCCCATTATAAGACGTTGAACAATAGTAATTTTTAATCCTTCATTTCTAATAACAGCTATTACAAATCCAATGATAGCAATAACGAGAGCTGATAGCCCAGTAACAAGTGCAGTATTTAATTCAGACATTTTTATATAAGTTTATTGAATGATAAGTGCTTTTCCAATTATATTAAATCTAGCTGCCCCTTCATTTATAGCAACAGCTTTATATCTAAAGTGAACATAAACAGGTAATGTCCAATCTAATTTTGTACTAGCAGCTAGATTAGCCATAACTAATTGAGCGGTATCAGCTCTAGGTTCAGCAATTTTACTATGAATAAAACCAGCTTGAAACGAATTAATACCATCAGTTACAAACCCGATTAGATTATCTAAATAAGCTCTAAACTTAGCGATAAGAAAACACCCGAGATTAGTATTTTTAGTAATAGATAAATCTACACTAATAATATGCTGAGAAGCGTCTAATTCAGCAGCTTGTACATTATAATCAATAATTTTCTCACAATTTGTAATATTATTACTATTACCTAAATACACTACAAGTTGTTTACTGTTTACAACAGCACTTGAATTGCTCCAAATAAGTTCATACGCAAGACTATCATTTTCATCCACAAGCGTATTAGCTGGAATAAGATGCGAACCAATAACTAACATACTTGCATCATTAGCATCAACAGCAAGGGTATCACCTTTTACTAATTTAATTCTGAAAGGTTCAACTAGATTACTACCGGAATTTGCAGCAACTTCGTAATCAAGATAATACAATTCTCTATCTCCAGCGAGAATTGTAAGAACAATACTATCATCACTTACTTTGCGAATACGAGCTGTAACCGTAACATTAGCCCCAGCACTTACAATTGGTAATGTACTAGGTACAACAACAGTAGTAAAATCACGATTAAATCCATTGATAATATCTCTATCAAAATCGACACCATCGACAATATTCTTTCCAATTGCAATTCTTACAAGTCCTTGTACATCACGAGAAGCAGTATCTTCATGATTCAATTTAAAAGTAATAGAGTTCATAAATTTTTTATAAACTTTTTCACTAGGAAAATGACCTTTAAGAAAACGATTATACTCTAATGAAGTTGTACCATCAGGTTTGAGGACAAGTTCTTTAGTAGGAAAAGATGCTTCTTGGTCTGGCACTCCGCCTGTAACAACTGTATTTTGGCGAACGAAGAACTCTTTATATTCAGCATTAAGTGGCATATTATTTTAACAATTAGCAGGTACAAGAATAGTTTTTACATTATTTTCCGCAAGAAGATTTTGAATTATAGTATAAGCGGGAAGTGTAGGGACTTCAGGATTTTCCAAACAAAGCATTTGTCCAATTCCCCAATTATGTTCAACTCCATGAGTATTGATACCAGGACAATTAGTACTAGCTACTAAATTAATCTCAGCTATTTCAAAAAGTTTCTCAATACTTATTTCAGAACAAGCAAAACATTTTTTAATATGCTCAATATCATATTTCTCAATCAAAGCGTTATCTGTTAATAAACCTTCTTGTTCTTCAACAGATAAAAGAAGAACATAAGCAAAAGCGAGAAAATGTTTTAATTGATGAAGCTGTAAACAACTTTCACCTTTAATATCCTCTTCTTTCCATTGCTTCAAAGCATAAGAAACAATAGTATCTCTATAATAAAGAAACATTGCATCATACACTTTAACAAGAGGAGTAACATTTGGATTACAAGTTATTACTAACATTATTATACTTTTTTACAGCCGCAGCCTGATGATGAAGATGAACCAGTAGTAGCAGTTGCACATTTAGCGCAATACTCTTTTGCACGATTTAAAAATGTACTAAGTACAAAAAGCTCATCAAGTTTATTAGGCTCTAGTACTGCATAAATATAATTATTTAGATATTCAGTATTAATAAGAGAACCGTAAGCCCAACTAAGTACACTAAAAGCATTAAAGTCGTACATATCGTGAGGAACAGATGTACAATTATTCGTACAATTTCCTCCGCAAGAACATGCAGCAACTTTAGTACAGGCGAATTTCTTAATATATTCAAGCATACAAGCTTTCCAATTACAATCTACAATCACAATCATATTACTATTCTCTTCGCCATTCTGAAATTGGAAATTATAAATACCATCTTCAGTTAGTACAATCTCTTTACAAGTACAATAATCAATTTCATAATCAACAAAAGGAACGAATATTTTATCATCATTCAGCTTTTGAATATATAGTACTTCACTTGTAGGAGTTTCTGCAATCTTGTAAATACAAGCTTGATACTTACCACAATCAAGCTTTTTAATTGTATAAGGATTACAAACTTTAACTACTTTAGTGTAAGTACATTGAAAAGCTCCTTCAACAAGATAAGTTACTTTTACTAGGTAATCCCCTTGAGCAGGAGGAGTAAAAGATAATTCAATTGCAGTTACATCAACAGGAATTGCAATAGGAATAGTTACTGCTTGAGTATCAATTAACGTACCTTCACAATTAAATATTTCAGCAATCATTTCCATTTCTTCAAACGGAACATCTAACACATCGTCAATATTAGCTAAATCAACTACATTAAAATCAACTAAAGGTTTGATAACATTATCTTGTCCTAAAATTACACAGTCATCTGTACAGCAATTTGCATCACAAGAAACATGAAAATCTAAATTAGGAATAAATCTTTTACTTGGATAATTTTGAAAATCAGTTTCACAAGTATCAAGCAGTTGAGTAGAACCACAACCACAATCGCTATGTCCATATATAACAGCTGTCTGTTTAAAATCTTCTCCTTTACAGCATAAAATAGCATCGAGAAATCTAGCAACAATTTCATCAGCATTTGAATATTCAATTCGAGTGTATAAAGCGGAATTATTATGATAAAGAAAAAGGTCATTACGATAAGGTATTCTCCAACCGTGAAAACTTGCATAAGTTTTGTCGTCAATAACTTCATCAGTTCCACCTGCAATAGTGAATGAACCTGCTCCAATAACAAAAGCTAATCCTCCGCCCGTATCAACAGCGGATACCGTATTTGTTGGATTAGCAACATTCCAATTATTAATCAATGTTTGCGTATCATCAACTCCATTAAAGTTAATAACAAAAGCATTACCAATTGTACCAAGATTATCGGCAGTAACAGTGAAGGATTGTCCAATACCAGTAACTCTAGTACCAGTAGCAAAAGTAGCACCTCTTAAAGTAGGAGAAAGAATAAATTCAACTTTGGGATTAGTTAATGTAATAGCAACATTAGGATTAATACCTAAATCATAACCGTATACAAAGAAAGTTCTATCAAGAGTATTAAAGCCAGTTTTTTCAAATACAACACGTACTTTAGCTTTATCTTGAATAAGAGGAAGGTCAATTGTAAAAGCACAATAAATAGAATTTTCTATTGCAATAGCACTAATAACAATTCCATTAAGAGTAGTCGTAATAGGTAATGCTCCAAATAAAAAACCAAGAGCAAGATTATTTGAACTTGCAACTAATTGGTCGTCAACGTAAATACTAGCACGAAGATTTGTATAATTGTTAGATAGTGTCCCATCACAAAGATTATCTTCAATGTAATTATAAGCTAGTTGTTTTATATTGAATCTTAGTTTCATTTTTATAATTACATTAAAAGGTAAGGCTACGAATAGCCTTACCTTGTTCAAGAAAAATATTTACAAAATTAGCAGCAGCTTAAACAAGAGAACTACTACCACCATTACCCTGATTAGGAGCTTGCAATAGAATAGTAGTAAAGATTGTAGTCAAAGCGGTAAGTTGAGTTCCAGCAGGAACAGCGACTGTAAGCTTTTTAATAAATCCAGCTTTAGCATTGTGATTTTGTCTGCGCTCTTGCTCCCACTCGAAAGTGTAAGTAGCGTATTGAGCAGCCGTATCAACTTGGCTAGGCTTGCTGTAAAATTGAGCAGGATACAATACACGGTTAGTATTACCGTCTTGAGAAGAAGTTTCAAGTTCTTCAGCGGCAATTTGCGCAGGTGTACCTTTTCCGTAAACAATAGGAGTCAAAACGCCTCTAGTAGCGTATTGCAATAATTCATCAACAGAAGAAAGCAATGTTTGACCATTTTCAGTAGAAGTAATACTGATACCAAGATTAGGAGATGCGCCGATAACAGCGGCAGTCCATTTAGCCCAAGGACGTGTATCAGCATTGATTTGTGCAACCAAGTCTGTTACAATTGTAGTATCAGTATCAACAGATGTAACCATATGTTGATAAGAACTCCACATAACGTGAGTTTCAACACCTTCTTTTTCAACGCCAACAGACATAGATGCAATAGTACCAGGAATCAAAGTACCAGGTAAATTCAAAGTTCCAGCAGAACCATTATAACCAACATAAATAGCTTGATTAACAGGAGCGACGTAAGCACAGAAGCTACGATGAAAAGCACTTCTATCTACAAGTTGAGAAACATAAGAACGGTTAGAACCGTTTTTATCAGTTTGCCCAACAGCAATATAGAATTGTTTTACATTTGCGATAGCCGCAGGTAAAGTAGCAGTAGTTATCAATACTTCATCTTCAGTGAAAATAGCAACTGCACCAGGAAGCAACAAATTTACTTCATTGTAACCAGATATAGTACCACCTCCAACTTTAGCAGAATAAGTTACCGCTTTAGCAATTACAATTTCTTTCATAATTTTACTCGTTTAAAATGTTTTCGTTAATAATATTTTTATACGTTTCCGTATTAGTATAAGCAGTGGCAAGCTGAACAGCACCATCTACAACAAGTTCATGACGACTTTCAGCTAGTTCACAAGATTGATTTAAACTTAAATTAATCTTTCTAGGTTTCCGTATATAGTCAAGTTCCAAGTTAGATACTATAAACTTAGCACTATTGTAAGCATTTATTTGTCCATTAGACAACGTTATAATAGGGCTTGTATAAATACTACGCCCAAAAGAATGTTGCAATAGGTCAAATAAAGCCTCATTTTCAGTTAAACGACAAGCACTTGTTTTTTGAATTGTATTTACAACATCAAGATTAGTAGTACTGGCGATAATAGTTCGAGGAGTGTCTGTATTAGCGGAATCAGAAGTTATGCGAATTGCTTCGACAGTAGCGTCTTTACTAATAAAGATAAAGTTATTTGGTTTGTATATACTTCCATAATTTTCCCATCTAACTTCAATATCACTACGTCTATTAACAATTTCCAGTACATGATTAACAATCATAAACTTTTGTTCATTACTAGAAATAGGTATATTGAAATTTAATTGATAATCAGAAAGTACAAAAATATTTTCATAAGTAGGTAAAGTCAAAAAATTACGCACAAGTTTTATCGTATAACCGACAAATTTTGTAGGAGTATTAGCACTATCGACAAATGGTACATAAAAATGATTACGGTTAACTGTACTAATATTCGGCGTAATACCATTACAATTATACGAAACTTTAGCTCTAGCTTCACGAAAATCAAAAAAATTATAAGGAAGTACGCCAGTAACATAATCTGCACCTGTATTAATATACATAGGTATTTGCGCTCTAGTAATAAGTTTTTCAAAATCAGCATAACGTGTAAAGGAATCTTCACCCCCTTCATTACGACGATTTGTTTTTCTACTACCAAACTTGCGAAGTAGTCGATATTGACTTAAATTCAAAAGCCAATCTTTTTCTTCTTTAAGAAAGGTGTCAGTATTATTACTATTGACTTTCTGTACTTTAACATCAAAATCAATGTGCATTTCCTGTACTAGCATACTTCTTTAAATTTATTTTTTAGTAACAACTTTCTCTTTATTAGGAGAAGTCAAAGTGGTTTTAGTACCTTCCACACTTGAACCAGTTTCAAGCGTTTCAGTTTCAGTAACTTTTGTCACAGGCAATTCAATTTCTTCGTCTTCATTTTCAACATCTACAATTCTTTGAAGAGGTTCCCAATTTGTAACCTTGGCTTCAAGTTCTTGACGGAGAACACTATTTCTCGGGTCACGAATATAAGTAATAGCGTCGTCAAGACTGTAACCTAATAGAGTATTCTCACCGTATTTGATAGTATCGGTATTAGCAATACGTTTCAAAAATTTATGTTTAATACACTCTTCGATAAATGCTTTTTCAACAAGATTCTCATCTTCATAAACGGCAATAAAACGACCTGGAACACTAGTTGCAAGTTTCTCTAAAGCAAGTTCTTGTCCCATTTCATTAGAAAGGTCAAAAGTAAACTTCTCAGCACGACCAATGTTTTCAATATCACGTTGAAGCAAAAGCAACATATAACGAGTTTTAACTTTATCGTCAGTAAGCGTATTGAAAATTTGGTACGCTTTTCTACGGTAAGAAAGACTTTCATGTTTGATTTTATTTTCAACATCTTGAGAGTGAATATAGTATTCAATCTTTGGGCTTTTATGCAAGTCGTCAACACGATTTGCAACAATAGGATGTTGAAGAATAAAACGGTATTGAATAAAATCAATAGTATTGATAGGAAAACCATATTTCAAACGGTTATCAAAAATCATATTGTATTCTTTATTCGCATCAAGAGCTCTATTGAACAACCCAAGTTCTTTTTGTTCTTCAGCTCTACCGATTTTAGCAGACGCTTCATCAGGATACATGAATCCCGTTTCCAAAGTTAAACCGCCACGATTTTCGGTATCTTGAACATCAACTTCAACAGTAATATTCAACCAATACTCACGGGTAGCAGCTTTCCAATCAGGACTTGAAGGAGAAATACCGATAATATCAGCAAGCAAAATTTTCTCTTCTTCAAAATTCAGACCACGAAGTACATCGTTATTCCGTAACGCTCCGCCAATTCTATTAATACCATAAACCATATCCATGGTCGCATTTGTACCTAATCTTGCAGTTCTATTTGCAGACTTCTTAACAAACACTTTACAAACTCTATTGTCAAAAATCATTGTAATTAATTTTATAATAGGACGTGCAAGAGAACTTGCACGCCCTATCGTAATTTTATAAAAAAGAAGAATAGTTAATTAGGCAAGAGTACACTCAAGACGGAAGCAATGAGTATTACGTTTAAGCATAATACCTTTACTAGCCATAAAGTGAGTTTCAGCCATGTCAATATCAGTAGCCAAATTGATATTGGTATTGTTACCAGCCCAAGACATACTAGAAGGCAATGGAGTCATACCACGAACAATACCAGTTACCATACTACGACCTTTTTGATGCACCATAGTCAAATTACGTTTACCATCGTAGATACTTTGGTCAACGAAATACATATGATGAGAAGTAAGAGGAAGACGGCTGATAGGGTGTTTACGAGATACTAAAGCACGACCACCGTCATCTAACAAAGGAAGATGTTTAATCGTGATAGTATGACCGTCCACGTGTTCATACGTGGCAAAATAACCTCCAAGAATCAAATTACTACCAGTACCACGAATGAATTTATCGCCATCAACTTGGTTAAAGCTAAGAGCAGTAGCTTCTTTTTTCATAGCTTGGTCAAATTCGTCACGACCGCCAGTACCAGTGTACAATACAATATTACGTTGTTTACCGTCAGTAGAACCGAACAAAACATCACGTACAATGTTTTTCAATTTACGAGTAGTAAGCTCGGCAAATGTATCACGGTTACTGATTTGGTCAAGCAAACCTGCACCAGTGTAGATAGGTTCACCGTTAACAAAATCTTTTTGATGCACAACTCCTTGGTCATCACGATTGTACTCAGAATACCAACAATGTTCTTCAATAGCTTCTTTCCATTGAATCATATGTTGCCATTGTTCCCAATTCATCCAAAGAGAATCAGAAGCACCATTACCCAAATTAAATTTAAACTCAACAGTTCTGTTCGCAATATTACCACCAAAAGCATAAGATTTACGAAGCAGAGATAGTTGATTTTTGATTTTACCAGGAGTGACTACATTCGAGCTATTTCCACTAGAACGAGATTGAGTTACAGGAGCGCCACCAACCATGCCCCATTTGGCACCAGCAGCAACCTCAGAAAGAGCAACAAAATAACCAGCATCAGAACTCATCGTTTGCATAGTATAAACCCAATACAAACCGTTACTAACAGGGTCTTCAGCAACACGGGCTTTAGCACCACCTTCGCTTTCAACAAGATGGTCTTTTTTAAGCCAGTTACTTTTCATAGTAACATAGAAAGGTTGAAAGTTAAGACCAGGTTTATCACCAACACCGTAAGTGCTGCTAATAACATAATCAACTTTACGCAATTTGTTGATAACATTCCAATAGTATTCAACATCAGAAACCTCAACACTTCCACCATACTGACCCTCAGTAAGGAAAGAAAGAGGAAACCGTTGGTCTTCACGTCCAAGTAGATGTGTAAGAACAGGGTCAATTTCATCAGGACGAGTTAGCAAATGATTAGCAAGAGAGTTTTCATTAGTAAAACCATTGCCGTCAAATTTGGAATGATAAACGATTCGAGCATCATCTAAATAAGTGGACATACTTTTTTTAAATTAGTAAGGATTAAGAAAAATTTTTATTAACTCTTAGGACTAGTAAGAAAGCCTAAATTAAGTTTACTAAAATTTGTAGTCCCAGTTTTAACACGCATACCAGTTGTTTTTTTACTTGCTTTAGCACCAGCATTAGCAATAACTTCTAGTTTCTCAGCCTGTTTAGTTTGAGCTTTAGCTTCAATAAATTTATTCAAGTCAAATTCTTTATAGCGAAGATATTCAAGTGTAAGCCCCATTGAATGAGATTGTTTTTCTCTATCAATTTGAGCTTGAGATTTACCTGTATTTCCAACAGGAGCTGCAAGGTATTTGTAAAAAGCATCACGTTCATTTTTTGGGATAACAATTGTAGCATTACCTTTTCCATCTTTCAACTCGCCCGTAACAACTGCATTTCGCACATTTTCCCAGTACTGTTCAACTTGAACTTTATTAGCTGCAATAGTAGCCTCATTGGCTTTATTTCTTGCATCTTGTTCTTGTTTCTCAAATGATTGTAACCAAGCAAGAGCGTCTTTCGCTTTCTCACCTTCTTGACCTTTGTCAAGAATATAAGCAGCGTAATCAGCAGCTTCTTGTTGCAATTTAGCGGCGGCTTCACCTTGCAAGTTAGCACCACCTCTAGCAATAAATTCTTTTTGAATAATCAAATTCTCACGAAGTTTGCGATTCGCTTCTTTATTAGTTTCAGTATCCGCAGGGATACTTACTTTTCTAAAGTTAGTTGGAGCAGAGAAAAACTCTTCATCGCTACCTCCAGCAACAACATGATTCAAATAATGTTTGAATTGAGGATATTCCTCAAATAAATCATTCAAATGTTTTTCGTGCAATTTCTCAGCAGCGACACCAATCAATTGTGCAGTACCTTCAACAGTATTCTCAAATTTCAAAGGATTACCTTGTTCGTCTTTCAACTCAATACCATAATCATTTTTAACTTGTTCGAGTACTGCTTTAATACCTTCACTTTCTTTTTGAAGAAGTTCAACTGTTCCATCTTCATTGACAGTAAATTCACCTTTTGCTGCGAGTACTTTACCAGTACTATCAACGAGGTCGCCCGCTTCATTAACTTCGACAATATCATCTTCTTTTGGTTCTTCTGTTGTTTGAGTTTCAAGATTATCCTTTTTCTCTTCTTTTGGTTCTTGACCAGCAATTGGTTCTACTTTAGCAACTTCTTTCTTCACAACTCCTTGTTCAGGAATTTGAGTAGTAGCTTCTAAATTAGAAGCATCTGTTCCACTGTTCATACTTCCAGTATCACTATTATCATCGAATACTAGATTGTCCATATCAGAGCCTCTCTCAATCTTGACATCAGCTGCACCTTTTTTCTCTACCATAATGTTTGGTTTATTAAAATGAAAAATTTAATTAAATTAGTTTTTATTTGTTCTAGCAATTTTTAAATCATTAACCATTTTCTCACGAAAAAGGTTACGTTTATCTTGTTCGCCAACTTGTTTTAAAACTTCACTTTGTTGTTTACTAGCATTTTGACGTTCATCAATTCGAACCATTGCATTATTACCAGCATTAGCTGCAACAGAATCTTCCATAACAGAAGTATTATTTAACACATCAACAAGACTTGCATCAGCTCCAATCAAAGCTACTTCAATATCAGATTCAGCTTTAATATTCGCAACTTGAATAATAGTTTGATTTTTATCAGCTTCTCTAGTAGAACGCATTTCCTCAGCCTTTAACATAGCTTCGTTATTAGCTTGATTTTGAGATTGTTGAAATTCACGTTCAATAGCAACACCTTCTTTCGCAAGTGTTTCAATTTTACTAATATTATTAGCAGCTAAAATACTAATCATGTGGTCAGCTCCTAAACCATTTTGCCCCATTGTTAAAAGCAATTTTTTAGCTTCTTCTGTTTTCTCAAATTCCTCAGTAGAGTTCTTAGCAAATGCACCAAATTCTGTATCCATATAACGAAGCATATCTTCAGCTGTAAGCTTTAGAAAAGCTCTTTTCTTATCGGAATTAAGATACATACCTTTTTTACCTTTCAACCAAGCAACTTTAGTATAATCAATAAGACCATTATAATCCGCTTCTAAACCCTTATCAAGTTGATGAAACATATCAGCGGTTATTGTACCACTTCTAAAGATAGCTTGTTGTGTATTAGCTTTACCATCACTAGCATAACTATCGCCATAACGTTGACGATTCATACCAATACTATCCCAATATTCCTCTTTTATTTGGGTCATAAACTGCCACATCTTATCCATGTAATTTCCCAATGACATATCCACAGATTTAATACCACTAATCATAGCAGCAGCTCTAGGTTTTGCATCATCATAAAAAAGAATACCGTCAGCAGCCATCCAATAGAAAAATTTATCAGTATCAAAATCTTCACTATCAGGTATAAGACCGTAAGGCATTGTTAGAATCTTATCCTTATTTTTAGCAAGAAGAAGTTCAAAACGATAATGGAAAATATTATAAAGAACTTGATAATTAAGACCAGACTTATAAGGAGACATAACAACAGCGTTACGATAACCCATAATTCTACCATTATAAGGAAGTTTACAAACGCTAGGATTATTCATCCGATTACGTTGAACAGGAAGAGGACCAGCACCAATAATGTATTTATCAGCAAGTCTATAAACTTCATGAACCTCATTAATCCAAATCCATTCAATAGAAATATCACCAGCAGTTTTATTAAGTCTATAATCTTCATCAACTTCTTTTTTTTCAATCTCACCAATTTGATTATAGTATTTAAGAATACCAACTTTAGTAAAAGTTTTGTAAGTAATATGATAAACAGTAACTAAAGAAGCGTCGAAGCCTCTTGTAATTTCTGCATTTCTACTACCTTCGTGGTCAACATTGAAACCATTAACATTACCTACAGAATTTAAAAGTAAGCTACCAGTACCTTGAGCAACAGAAGAGTTTGATTTAATATCACTAAGCCATTGAACAATCTCTTCAGCTTTATCATGTGCAAAAATTGCATCTTGGAAATTATCCAAAACGTTATTTGCAGTCATATTCATTACTCTAATTGCAGCATCAGCATCTTCAGCATAAGGACTTTTTCCCCAACCTACAATATATATATCACGAGGGTCACAAACTTCATAATCAACATCATCGAGATAAACTCTTTTAAAAGTAAAATATCTACCTACAACAATAAAATCAAATAGCATCTCTTGGATTCTATCATCAATATTTAACGAAGCATAAAGATAATCAAAAGCTTCTTGTCCATTTTGACACATAATGTCATTAAAACTAGCTTCAACTCTTTGAACTGTTTTTTGATATTCTTCAATTTGCTTTGTTGCCATTTCAGTTTCAACACCCATTTGATTAAGGTTATTGATAAAGTCTTGCAATAAAGCAGAGTTAACGTTTTCAGCAATAAATTGTTTTTTACGATTCTCAGAGTCAGCAGGAAAAGCAGTAATAGTTGCACCTTTAGGTTTACGCAATTGTTCACCCATCCACAACTTTAGTACAGGCGAAAGAATATCATAATTTCTAAGACGAGCAGGAAACTTTTTAAGTTTATCATTCTCAGTATGATACGGATTTAAAACGTAAGCATAAGTAGCTTCATCAACTAATCCATCAGCCGCATCATAAAGCATTTGTAATTCTTTTCTATCAGCACCTAAGATATTAGCTTGCTGAATATAGTACATAGCAATATTTTCTGCAAAATTATTTTTAATCTTATCAGCTTTACTTTGCTTATGTTGAGGTTCTATATTAGACATATCTTAATGTAAATTTCTATTAAAAAAAGAATTAGTATTTGTAGCTTTACCAGGTTTAACTTCATCAAAATCCAACTGCTTTATTATAAACATTAACACAAACCAAGCACTTACCCTATCAAAATTGCCCTTTAAACGCCATTTAAGCAATTCTTTTAGAAGTGCAGGGTCGTATATATAGTTTAATACAGTTTTAATCTCTCCAGTTTCTTGGTTTTTACCAATAGGTTGGGCTAGAAAGTCCCTAAGATATAGAGAAGCTTTCGCTTTCTTATCATCACTAAGATATATACCATAACTTCTACCACTTTTTCCTGCTATATCACGGTCATAATCCAAACTAGGTTCTTCATATAAATATTGAGTACGATTCATTCTCTTCATAAAAGATAAAGTATCGCCTATATTATTTTCATATAACATTTTAGCATTGTAACATTCAAGACCGTACATAACTTGAGTATTATAATCATCAAGTTTAGGAGGACGTCCTACATAAGCAGCGACTGGAATCCCACCTCCAAATGGAGTTATATTATTAGTACGTTCAAAAATATAAGTAGCTCCAAGTGAATGTCGAGTAGTAATCTCTTTTGCTTCTTTATCAGTAGCATAAGGGTCTTGAACTGCTATGTATAAATCCTTAGGCACTTTACCATTCGTATCTCTAAATGGAGGCATCCACTCAACCCAACAACCATTAAAGTCTGTACCAGCATTTAAAGGAAAATCAAATATAGGACTATGAGCTTTCTTCTTTTCATGTATAAGTTCCTCATTAGTTTTTAGTCTAACTCCATCTTTAGTCTTAACAAAAATACCATAACGTGCAGCTTGATGTACTTTAGGATTTCTAGTAATATAATTCAATTGCGCTTGAATTGCTTCACTATCAAATATGTTATCAGAGTTTCTAGCAAATGCTTCTTCAGGAGAATTAGCACGTTGACCACACCAAGTACCAAATTCTTTCTGGTCAGTTATAGTCTTACGTTTTTCTTCTTTCTTTTCAAGAAACGCAGCCCAAGCAGTATCATAATTTGTATTACCATATTCATCCATATGACCCTCAAGAGATTGCACATGAGGATAAAAATAACAGCAACCAGTACCTTCTGCACCAACGTCCCAAACATTATTACAAACTAAAGAATCATAATTTTCAGGATGATAACATACATCAGCAAATGATTCCCAATTCGCTTCCTTAGTACCAGCAGTACCCCAACCTGTCAATTGACCAGTTTTAAAATCTCCAGCTTCAGCAGTAGATGTAGTTACACCAAACGATGCTTTAAAATTCTGAAACTTACCGAGCTCCTCATATTGTACTTCAAGACAATCTTTACCGATTGTAACATCTTCATTATGCTGTGCAGATACAGCTATAACTCCAGATTTATATCCATATTGAATTGTAGAACCTTCAAGAACATAACCTGAATAAATCTCTTCAGCTGTATCTTTAAGTCGGGACTTATTCCAATCAGTAGATTTATTAATATGGTCAGCATAAAGTTTAACCATTTTAAACAACCCTTTACCTTTAATAAGAAAGGCTTTATCGTAAGCCGCTTGAATAGTATTAGTTTCAGGATAAAAGTTATAATTATGAAAAGCACACCAAGCGTTCCAATAACTTTGTCCTTTTCTACGTGCTTTACCATAAAAAAAATTCTTACCAATTAAACGAGCAAATTCTTTAGCAACCGCTATATGATATTGTCCATCAAAGAATTTCGGAAGACCTATTACTTTTTCTCCTGTTCTAACAGTAGAAAGACCTTGTAATATATCTTTCAATTTTTTACTATTAGCTTTACTTACAGTTTCTACTAATTCATAATCTATTTCTTCATCTCCATCAGGGTCATCTTTATCAACATCTTTCAGAAGAAACATAATAGCATAATTCATAAACCCGTAAAGCCTAGCAGGGCAATGTACTAAACCATAATTACCATCAGCATCAATACGACAATAAGCAGTCATACCATATTTACAACGATATTCTTCTCTATCCCACCATAAATTATAAAGACGAGAACTATACTCAGAATCATAAGGACAATACTCGCCTGTATCAAGATAGGCAAGAGCTGATTGTCTAAACACATCTGTATCAATAAAATTAATAGTTTCCGCTTCATAAAGATATTTACCATAAAGCTCTTTATTTTTACGATATCTTTCAGCTACCCATTCAAAAGCAACGTGAGGTTGATTAAATTTCTTTTCGTATTCAAAAGTTTCATTTAATAAAGCGGCATTATCGGGATTAGTAATCTTTCCGTATAGTTTCATAAACAAAAAAATAAGGTGTAGTATTTAAACTACACCTTTGATTAACAATTTTACAACCTTAAACTTATTTGAAACGAGAAGCAATAGTTTTGATTTTCTCAACAAGAAAATTAATCGCAGCACCAATCTTATCTCGATACTTTTTCACGAATACCCATTTAAGAACAGAGATTTTTACAAACTTTCCATCTTTATCAAGAAAGTTTTTGCGGAAATACGCAAGGATTTCTTTTAAATCGACAAGAGCTGCTTCTGTTGCATCAATTGGATTTTGAGTACCAGATTCAAAAGAATGTTGTCTAGCTTTCTTTTGCATTTTATCAAGTACATTGTCAAGCTCACTTTCAGCATCATTAAATTTTTGTAACATAACATTTTATTTATAAGATTCACGAATACGAAGTTTAGCAAGTTGCCACTCAAGCAGCAACCCAACTTCATGTTTTTTATATTCAAGAGTATAAGGACGTGGAGGATAAACTTTCTCATCATCTTCTCTCAAATGAAAAAGTATAAGACCTTTACATTGCAATCCCCACATTTCGCACAGATACGCATACAAAGAAAGTTGTAATACATAACCCATACCTTTACTAAGATGAAGATTGTGAAGAGGATATTCAAATCTCTCATCAGTGGCAACCCATTTATCAGTTTTAACTTTATCACTTCTATCACCATTCCAAGCTTTTTTATAGTAACCAGGAAGAAATTTCAATTCATCTTTATTAGTCTTCCAATCAAGAATCCAAAACTCTCTACCTCTTACCGCAAGTATATCAATAGTTCCACTCACTTTATGTTCATAACTATAAACACGTTTCTCTGCATAGATAGTATAACCACTTGTAATCATTTTAACTAAGGTATCGTAAACAAGCTTATGACTGTATTGCAAAGGAGAATTATGAAGTTGTTCCTCACTAACAATTTTAAACCTAAAACTTGTTTCATTAATATCACTCAATTGAAAATCATTATTACCTTTCTTATAAAAGGCATTAACACAATCTTCAAGATAATTATGAGTTTTATTACCTCTAGCTAATGAACGGTCAGTTATAGCTTTCCAATCTGCCTTAATTTCCGCAGGAGTTTTAAGAGTTTTTACAATCCCTGCATACAATTCAGTAATTGAATATCTTACACCAGCTACTATAATAGTATCATTCGGAATATCAGGAACAAGCTTATAACCAGTTTGGTCTAAAGCTCTATACATAGCCCAAAACTTAGCTGGATATTCAGGAGTTACTTTACCTATAAGTTGGGTAACACTAGTGTACACACTACCTTCCTCATCAGTATATTTATGCAATTCCTCGTTAAACGTTATTTTTACCTGTTTCATGTCAATATAGTATTATAGTGCCAAGATATAAATAAGGCGTTAATTATGCAAGATAATTAACGCCTATTTGATGTTATACGGTAAAATTTCTTTATTACTTCACAAGTTCCCCAAACCGCAAACCTAAATTGCAATTTGCAAGTTTAAGAGCAGTAGCAGCACCAAGAAAGTAAACACTCATTTCAACATCAATTGAAGTTGGCATAAGTTTATTTTCAGAAGAATACTTAGCTACAATAGCATTATAAATTTCTTCTTTCATACTTGCAAGTTCATAAAAAAGACCTTTATCAATACTACCAAGTTGAGTTTTCAAATAGCCAATACAAATACTTTCTTCTGAAAATTCTTTTTTCATAGCAGAAGAACCGTTAAATTTCCCATCTTCATCTTGCTCAAAAGCATCAGGAGTAATAGAAGGAGAACAAACAGCTTTCCAATCAACATTCTTCAATTCGCCATTCTCAAGATAAGCAGGATTCTCATCTTTCAATTCGCCCGTATAAGCATTGTTGTAGGGATTTTCCACACCAACAAGACGAAGCAAATCACCACATAGCATTCTAGCCTCACGCAATTTATTATAAGCAACAGTAAGCACAGCACTTTTGAAAGGTACTACATTTACAATATCAGCTTCACAAGGTTGTTTAAAAGCCACACAAACATTCATACTATTTTCCAACTGTCTAACAGCTAGAGTAAGTGCAATTAATTTTTTCATAAGAAAAATTTTAACAAGGTTATAAAAATTAGATAATCATTTTAATCCACATCACCAGTAAATCCGTATAAGTTTCAATATACGTATCCATCATAAGAAGCGTAGCATCACTGTAATTATCAAAGAATAAATTTTCAAGTAATACAGCAGGCATAGCAGTTTGCATAAGAACAAAGAAACGAGCTTCATAATCTCCATCTCCATCAGTCTTATCAGTAAGAATCTTTATCTTAGCTTCAGGACGAACTTCAGACCGAGTAAGAATTTCAATAAGAGTATCCGCATAACCGTCAGCACTATTCTGACCAGGCGAGGTCCAAACTTGAAACCCACGAGCTTTATGTTCAGGAGTAGCATTTGAATGCTCGCTAATGTAAATACCCTCTTGGATATTCTTATGATAAGCATTAGCAATATCAACTCTAGCTTGCAAAGATGTATCAAGATAATCATGGTAAACAGGAATAACAGTTACTCCAGCTTCAACCAATTTACGCTGAAGCATTTTACAAATTTTACGGTTTTTGACACCTTCATAAAAAGTACTACCATTATGAAAGTTACCTTTCTCATGGTCAAACAATTTACTAGGAGCAGTAGTGTACATACCAATAGCAGGATTAATACCTCCATGACCAGCATCTAAGAAAATTACTTTTGGCATTATATTTAATAGTTTAACTAAAGTGATACCAAATCACAACGCTATTAATTGCAACATGGAAAAAGTTATCAATAATTATTTTCAAAGTAATAGCTAAAACAGGAGGCATATTATCTCCATAACCGTAATTAGATTCTCCCCAACCATTATTAACTAATTTAATCCAGTATTGAGCTAAATCAAACCTATCAATAATAGCATGAGTATGAAATATCATAGAAGAAACAGGAGTTACACCTAAAAGGAAATAAAAAGGAATACTATATATCATAGCATGAAGCATAGCAACAAAGTTATTTTTAGTTTTATTTTGCGCCATCCAATTATTTTGTGTAATATAATCACCAAGAATATGTAATAGTAATCCTATATACAAGGCAAGTTCTAAAGTCATACAAATAGCATTTAATTAGTTATCTAATATATCCTCACGAAAAGGATTAGGGTATTCTTCTTCTTCACATAGAATCTCATGCTCAGCAAGACTATCTTTATCTTGCGTCCAAAAACTCATATAAGGATACATACGGGGAGAATAATTATACCACTTACCGCCATGCCATTTTCTATACCATCTATAATCAGTAGGAGTATAAATCATTCCCATAGTAAAGATACTAAGAATCCAAAATATAGGATTAATAATAAGAATATGAATAAGGAATCTCATTTATTTAGTTTTAAGTTTGAGTAATTTATTAACAATATTATCCTCAAGATTAGGACGTGTAAACCCCCTAACTTCTTTTCGCATAGCAACTTCAAATTCAATATATCCACCTTTTCCGGTGAAACCTTTAACTCCTCCGCCTCCAAACTCGTAAGCACCGTCAGGCAATTCAGCTTGAAGTTTAGCACGTAAATCTACTTCCCATTGTTCCATTTTAGCTTGCATAGTTTCAATTTATTTAGTTTGATAAAAACCACCTTGTATAAGCAGTCTTTTAAATTCAGATTTATTTTTAATTGTAAAGTTTTTAAAAACTATTTTTGTATCAGAATAATTTTCAATACTAATTAACGTATAAGTATTAGTTTTATAATGATGCTCAAGACCATAACATTTAGTTTTTACATTCTCCCTAGTTCTATCTTTCTTTTTAAAAGGAAATCTATAAAAATCACGAATTATAACGTGTTGCTCATCTTCAATATCAAAATTACTATAATGAATATCTTCTGCTTCATAAGCATCATTATCCCAAATAAATCCAAAAGATTCAATATCTTTACGGTCAAGATGTTTTACTCTAATACGAGAACCTAAAGCACGGAGAGTTTGCAAGTTATCATTCTCATTAATAATTTTATTTGCATAAATAGTACCAAATCCCATTTCTTCACATTCAAATCCAACATGAAACTCCTCAATAGATGGAATATAATATTTAGGAATAGCATCAATGTATTTTCTAGCTTTAGGGTCTTTAAGAAGACCAGAAACATAATAATTTTCCATAATTTAATCAAGTTCTTTTACATTAATAATTATACAATCGTATATACCACTAGCATTTATTTTATCATTAGTTAAAGGACTGCCGTTCATAACAGCGTTTTGCATTTGTAAATGCAGAGCTTCTCCAACAGCAGTAGCATTAACAGAATACCAAGATTCTTTATCAACTTTATTTGTATTTCCAATAGGCATATTCTATTCAATTAAATGGTCATATAAATTAGGTTCATCTTGTTCTACTATTCCACCTTTAGTAGTAGGTTTAATTTTAACCTCAACATCAGGATTCCATACTAAACTAAAACAACGTGTAGCATCTTTAATTGCAATAGTAGTATCAATTTTAACTTTAATTTTCTTTTTCATATTATCTTGGGTCTTCACGATTACCTTTTTTATGACCACCACGTAAAGAACGTTCGCCATTTTGTTCTTGAATAACTTGACTTTGAAGTTCTTTCAATTGTTTAAGAACTTTAGGAACTTCACCAGCACTCTTCATGAAACCATTAACCCTCGCCTGTAACAAATCGCTTACGTTCAACATGGCATCAATAGTTTTTTGAGCTTCACTTAAATCTTTAGTATCTTTCAATTCATCAGTTAATCGCTTACCTGTTTTAATTGCAGTATATACTTGGTCAAGTTGACTCTCGGCAGCTTCCGCAGAAAGCATCATACCTTTTTCAATTGCATTAAGAAGACGGACGGTAGGAGTATAATAGATTTGTATTTCAATCGCCTTGGCAATTGCAGCTTGAACATGGTCATCAGGTTTCCATTCATCAGGAAGCTGTGCATCCATTTTAGCTTTCTCATGTTTTGCATCACCGTGAAATCCACGATGTTGTCCAGCAAAATTAGACATGAATTTAATATAAAGAAGTTCTTTATTATTTAGGTATTTCTTTCTACCATCAGCATCTCCTTTAGAAGGATGTACACGAGAAAGTATTTTATTGAACTCTGGATAAGCTTCAAGTTCTTTTCTATCGAATTGAGCAAGCCCATTAACAATGTTAATAACTTTTAAAATCTCAGAATATTCATTAGTGGTTTGTTGTTCCATAGCAATTTAGTACAGGCGAATGATAGTTTTTTCTTTCTCAGTTAAATATTGAGAGAGTTCTCTAAGCTCTCCTTCTTCTCCACCTCCACATATTCTCATACGTCTAATTGAAATTAATTCAAGATTACAATTAACACCTAGTATATTATAAATGATACTAGCGATTTCAGGAGCAGTTAATTTAACAGCACCTTTAGTCTTTGCAATATTATTGTAAATATAAACAGCTTTAATTTTAAGTTTAAGTAAACCGTTATGTTTTTCAGTAATACCTTCACGGTCGAAAGTTTTAAAGATAATCTTTAGAGTTCTTCCTTTTTTAGTAGCCATAATAGTATGAGAATTAAAAAGCCCGCCACGAACCTATTCATGACGGGCAACAACTAGGCAAGCAAGCAACTAGGCGTTATCTTAATTAATGAAGGATTGTTGTTTACCACAATCGCCATCATAAAGCTTAAAGGTTTTATAAACATCATTAGAATGTTTTGTGTGGTGAATAAATTGATTAACACAATCCCCATTAAGTTATATTTTTGTTCGGTTAAGATATTAAACACAATCCCCGTTATTAACTAGATGTGTAATACTTGCCGTTCTTAATTAAGGAACACTACCTTATTTATCTTTTAAAACTTTAGTTCTCATTTCTTTAATGAGGAACTTACCAAGTTTATCAAGTTTAACTGTATCTTTATTTTCAATTGCATCAGGGATAACTTTAAATTGGCTATCCACTATTTCAAGTAATTCTTCTTGTGTAAGGTCAACATCAAATTCTTTCTTAACTTGAGATTGAATCTTTTCAAGAACCGTTTTAATTGTATTATCTATAAGCATCTATTTAACAAGTTTATCAATCGTGATAAGAAATGTTCCAAATGCTTCAATGAAAACTTCTTTCAAAAGAAGAAGTATAGCTTTATTGAAATCGTAATCTGTAAAACCTTCCATAACATCAGAAGGACTAAAACTATGACGATAACTAAATAGAACTTTTTGTTTTTGAGAACCAACGCCTTGACTAAATATAGTTAGTACCGCAGTTTGTACGAAAGAAGTAACATCAATTATACCAGTGATAATTCCAGGAGCATCATCTGATTTACGAGAAGCACTATCTTCAAAATCAATAGCATATCCAAATCTAGCAACATAAGATAACTTAGCGCATTTCTCATTCCAAGATATAATTGTATTACTAAGTGTAGCTTTAAGAAGTTCAACTTCAAGAGCAGCTTTGTCTTCAATAGTCATTTTGAATTGTTTTAGTTGTTGTTCAATTACTATACAAGTATATAACATCTTAACTACACTTACAAATTTATAAGTGTTTATTTTATAAAATAGTTTCATTGGCTTGTAATTTTCTTTAAATAAGTCTTATTTGTTGGTTTCTATACTTTATACTCAAAGTTAGGATTAAGTTTACTATTAAGGTTTAAATGTGTTGTTTAAATGGGCATTGGCTGTATCGTAGCGTTTAGCGTATGTTTGGTTGTTTGAATGATTTGAATGTGATAGCGTTTAACTGGGTAGGCAATTCCGCCACGCTATACCATATATATAAGGTATGGAATTTGAGGTATGTTGAAGGTGTTGAGGAAGGTTGTGAAGGTTAAGGTGTATATGATGGTGAAGGTGGAAATGATTGAGAAGTAGAAGGTATGAATGTGTATTTGTATAAGATAGGAGTTGTTAGCGTGTGTAAATGTGAAGATGTTGAAGTTGTAGAAAGTGTGGGTACGTGGGTGTGATACTATCAATCACCCCCTCCCTCCTCAAAGTAAATTGAATACCCCGGGTATCTTTATGAAAGTTTAAAAGTATATAATCTTTCGCAAGAAAATAATTAAAAATAATTATTTTCCATTGCTCAAGCTTATAAACTTTTAAACTTTCATAAAGATAATGGTATTACTTTGAGGAGTGATGTGCTGCTTGATAGTTATACGCTTAATGTGCATAACATATCCAAACATAACAGTACAATTATATAGAATTGAAACGACAAACTAGGATATAGAACTACACATAATCGAAATGACAATCTATATTATACAGTTGATGTAGGACTCAATAGGAACGAAGACCATAAACATATTGATTGTATTCATTGTTCCATTACATTCCACAATGAACACAATCATTAACCACCTGCTAAGTTTTGATATACAAATTCTCTTATTCTTAATACTTATAATCATGCTAGTTACAAAACCTTCTAATTTAAAATTGATTATCATTATGATAATTGTAATGGTGTTTACTTCGATACCTATGTTTTTGAAAGCTCAATCTACAACTACATTCGCCAAAACTTATAATCTTGACAATGTTGAAACTCTTTCTCATTCATTGAAAGGAAGAGTTGAAGTTGTTGAAACTAAATCTAATAGAATTATCATCGAGTGTACTGTTACAGTAACTCATAATAAATCTAATAGAATTATTTCTGTACTTGAGAGCAATTCTACACTTTCAACAATTGTTACATTTGATAGTGCATTTCGCAATGTACATCTTGATACGCCAACTGTAAAAACTATTATTGTTGATAATCAAGAAGCAACTGTTCAAACGGAGTATATTATATATGCTCCAAAACATATTACTATTCTTCAATAATATAATCCTCTCGATAATGTACACCGTAGATGTACTAGAGAGGATATTCTTACTAATCTTATTATTCATTTATAAAATCTAGTTGTTATGAAAAATTATAATAAAACGTTTACTTATCAATTGAGTGTTGATGTTGTTGTAAAAGCACTTCTCAAATTGTTTCTTACTCCATTTGAAAGTAAAGAAGTTACAGGGATTCGCAGTGTTGATGAATGTATTAAACAGATATTACTTGGTAATAGTTTTACGCTATCTAACAATATTAATACTGATTATTTTGTTAAACTTGTTGAAACTATCATTGACCCAATTCAAGACAATGCTCAAGCTCTTGGCGATTTGTATAGTACTATCAATGGTTGGGTTAAAATTGAAACTCCTTTGGATACTATTGACTTACGAAAAAAGGATAATCATGTTCCATTTCCTGCTGAACAAGATACTTTCATTGACGGAGATAAAATTTGGGGTCAACTTGAACAAGCTGATTATGTATCTTTACACTACTTAAATAAAATAGTTGTAGGTACTGTTAATTACGTTGATAATGGCATTAATGTCAGTTTTAAAGTACGAAACTATAAAACTCGTACAATAGAACTTGAAACTGTACATATTGAAGATATTGTACACGCAGAAAATATTACTGCAAATGTAGCAACTGCTGTACAACTTCATAACTATGAAGAGTCTGTTGCATTTTAATATTAAACTCTTGTTGTCTTCATTGACAGCAAGAGTTTATATTTCCTTACTGATACTTTTAACCATAAACAATTAACCACCTGCGAAGTTTTGATTAATAAACAATATTTTTAAATTTTTAAATTTTCAAACATTATGGCTAATCCAGCTAAAAAAACTAAACCAGTTGCTAAAAAACCTACTACTTTTACTTTTGTTGTCAAATCTATTGATACTCGTATCAATAAAAATGGCAAACTTACTGTAAAATGCGAAGAAGGTGTCGAGTGCAATCCTAAAGGTGTATTTCAATTCAATGAAGACCATCTTAACAATTTTGCTCAAAACTTGCGTGCTACCAATGTCAATATTCTTGCGGACGCAATTAGTGCTTCATTTGATGATAGCAAATTGAGCGTAAATGCAGTTTGGGTTGAAGAAGGCGCACCTGTTATTGATTTCAAAACAGGAGAGCAAGTTGAAGACCCTTCTAGCGATGACGGTTTAATGTATCATACTACCGCTCATTGGAGAACTGATACTTTATCTTTTGAACTTGTACTTGGCGAAGACGCTAAAGCTTATGTTGCGGATTTAAACCGTGAGCAAGGTTTACGTGAACTTGCTGAAGCGAGAAAAGGTCGTAGAAAAGGCTCTCCTTCTCCAAAAGTTGAAACTCCAAAAGTTGTTGTTGATACAACTGAAGATGAAGACCTTGAGTAAGATATATATCGTGAATTTCGTGCCGCTCTTAGGAGCGGTGCGGGATTTTTGGTAATCGGCTTACTGAAACTCTTGATGATAAACCCAAGTAATTGTCTGCCCAACTACATAATAAAATTACTGCCCAATTGGATACAATAGGACAACTTGGTGTGTTTGTTGCAGGCGTTGCGTATAACCATAATTGCCCCTTTAATCTTAACCATAAATGCTACATTAACCGAGTTCTTAATATACCGCTTAATTACCAAAGGTATATTGCTGAAAGGCAATATACCTTTGGTAATTAAGCTACAAAATACCATAAACTTGAACCACCTGCTAAGGTTTGACCTACGGTCAAACTAGCAACTGAAATATTGCAAGCAATAAATGCTCCGCTTGTTGTCAATTATGCTAGGCAGCTACAACCGTTGATGATTATAGTAATAATAATGTTGATAAATGTCTGTAATGTTCGTCATGCTCGCAATGATAGCAACAAATATAATACTACTAACATTTTATAAACATTTAACAGTCGTCATGTTCGCAATGTCCATAATATTTATTATCTTTGTAACGTAATACCTTGCTAATAACGGTAATACTATGTATAATCAAAGCCTAAAGGACAATTATACTAAAGAACAATCGAAATTTGAAATTTGAAACAATATTAAATCAAAAACTAAAACTAATGTTATGCTAAATCTATATTGTAATGTTACACAAGCTGATTATGTTACTATTGTTAGAGCTGAATTATTTAAAACTTATGGTTCTGCTGTTCGTGATGGTGAAAGGTTCATTAAAGAAATGGTTAAAAGGTACGGTAATAGTGGTTGGACTGTTGAACAACTTTTGAAGATGCTTGTTAAGAATAAAATTGAAGTGCTTGCTGTCGATTTTAGACCTTTTACAATAGAGTGTGAAGTTACCATACTTGATTTGAAAGGTTTGATTAGGAAAGAAGATGTTAATATTATGAAAGTTGATATTGTGAAAGAATATGGTGTTTGAGGTGGGAGTGTATGGCGTTGACTATACCCACTTCCTCCTAATCCTCATATACAATCTTACACATCAACTTCCCCATAAATATAAACCTTTTCCCTTTTATCCACCTTGTTCCCATTTCTCCTACTACTCCTAAAGGTCTAAAATTACCCATCAATATACACCTTATACACCTTAAACATACAACACAATCTTACAAACCAATTCAAAACATACAACCATGTATCTAAAAGCCGAGCATAATAATCACAAAATAGAATATCCTAACGATATTAAAATCAATCCATTTGGACGTGATAATCGTTACATCAATCCATGTCCATATCCTTATAAACAAAATAAACGCCTTAGTCAATTCCTTAATAACAACAAACATTTACATTATGTTATTCTTATTAACGGTCTTAATAGCGATTATATAATGGATATTGATGAACTAAAAGATTTACATTTTCAAATCAGTGTAGTTCATTTCATTGAAACAAATAACGATAATTATCGTGTTCCATTTATAGAATATCTTGACAAGTTTTGTGAAGTTAATCGAGTAAATCTTAATCAATTGAACATAGTAAATTTCCTTAAAGATTTCATTACTACTCAATTTATCCTCGCTCTTTATAGCAAACTTCACAAAAAGACTAAGCATGATTTTCGCATTAAACCTCCTGATTACAGTTTACATAAACTTAGTAATATTATAATGCAAGCTTCTTTTTAACAATTTCAAAACATACAACAAGCCATGACAATAAAGGAAACAATTACTAACAATATAATTAGCGAACACGGTTTTATTGAGGATAGAGATACTAAAATTGTTAAAGGTACACTCGATTACCTAACAAATAATCCCGATACACTCAAACAATTACAAACAACTATTCAACACAATCAACCTAGTCTTCAAATCGCTTCAATGAAAATGAAAGAGTATATCCTTTCACATACATTTGAACCTCAAACTAACGATAATCTTCATTTTACTTTTAAATCTCCTCATCGTGATAATTGTAAAATGTGGGTTACACTTGAACAATTACAAATTAAAGTTGAAACTAATGACCCTCTCGAAATAACCTTGATTGAACCTTCTTATACAACTATTACAGTTCAATTAACAAAAGCTGAAATGCAAACTACTATTGACGATATAAATAATAAAAATCTTGGTCAATACAGTGCAGCTTTCTTTCACAGTCGATTAATAATCAAACTTTACAATTTCCTTGTTGAACAAGAATTTATCCAACCTATTGAAATCACTACATAAGCAAATACAACCATGACAACAATAAATCATCTTAGTCAAAATATCATGCAACAATTAAATACAGAAACTAAAATTAATTTTAGTGAAATTGTAGAAATTCTTGAATGTATCACAACTAATCAAAATACATTCGCAGAACTTGATTACCTTCACAGAATGCAACAACCTCTTAAAGGAGTCGGACCTGTTGCTCTCAATGATTACGGTAAAATTTGGCATATCAATAACTTTAAAACTAAAGTTGATAATCCTCAAATTTATTCAATTAAAGGCTTTGGTTTCTATCTTCGTGAAATGCAACCTAACGAATCTATTTTCAAATTTCTCAACACTCAAATAATATTTCTTCCAACCGACCTTGACAAAGGTATTACAAATGGAGCTGAATATATTATTTGGTATCCTTACTAATCTAAATCAAATGAAAAATCAAAATTGTTTAAAAGAAATCGCTGGAATTGTAATTACTGAAATTGATTTATCAATCCGTGAACATCATAATTTAGTTATTTTTAATGATACAATAGTAAGTATTTTAGCATCTTTTATTTACATGGACGAAACTGATATTCTTCATTTAAAAGCTAAAGTATTAACTCAAGTAAATAATCTTAATAAAATAAAAGAATTACCTTCTACCATTACTAATGGAGAATATACTTCTAATATTGATATTATTAAAACTATTTATGATTATATCATTGCAAATCCTTCTGTTTATGAAATTTATAAACTCACTCTTAAAACTCATTGACAAATGAAAAACCGTAACTGTTTACCTGAAATTGCTGATATAATACTAACTAAAGTTTCTAATCACATTCAAAGTAAATTTGGTATTTTACTTTCTGACGAAACTATTAATGAAGTATTACATTCATTTACATATATAGATGTATTTTCTGATATAAAAATTACTAAAGCTAATAAACATAAAATCATTTTAGAAATAAATAAAACCCTTGAAATTCAAGAACTTAGAATAGGTTTTAATCATAATAAATTTATTTCTAAATTTGATATTATTACATTTGTTTATGAATTTATTATTAGCAATCCTTCTACATATAAAATCTTTAAATTAACTGGTAAAACTCATTGACAAATGAAAATAACTAAAATCATTGGTGCAAAAACACCTAGGAAAAAAGGCATTCCTGTGCCTAAAGCTAAATGGTATAAATTACCTATTAGTGAAAGTCTGCGAAAAAGGCTTACTCGTAAATCTGATATTTATGATTATGGTAGTCAAATACATTCTACTAATCTTTCTATTATCGAAGGAGTATTGGAAGGTATGGATAATAGTTTGCGTGATGAAATTGAACAACTTGAATCTTATACTCAAAGTTCAAAAGGAATTACAATTGTATTTAAAAGTGCTTTATATGGTACACTTAAAAGTACTCTATATACTACAATTTCTATTGAAATGAAAGCTAATGGTATTCGTAAGTATCAAATTATTAGTACTTTCAATCAAGTTTTATTTGATAAAACGTATAAAAGTAGTCTTACACAAAAGTTTGAGGCTTAATATTACGGTATTTTCGCCTGTACTAAATTGCTTCTGACCATTACATAAGATATAGTCATAAAACCTTCATAACTCATTGATAATCAATACCTGTATTTTTTCATTTAGAGAACCCAGCTTGCAAATTGAACAAAAACAGCCATAAATTTGCAATAATGAGTTTTTAATCCTAATATTACTATGCTTAACAAAATTAAACAAATAGCCCTTAGCAATTTAAACAATAAAGAAGCCCTTGTTGCTAGTAGTTTATTAGGTATATTTGCTGAAATACCTAATGGTTCATTTGATAAAAATATTGACTTAGTACTTGTACTTAGTGAATGTATTACAATCGAAGGATTAAGACTTGGAGAATTTAAAGATGAACCTGTTGACGAATTAATTAACATTTTTAATTTTGAATTTGGTAAACTATCACTTAATATAAGTATAAATACTCATATTAATATAGCTGCTGAAATTGAAGTTAAATTTGATTATCAAATTGATAACACTTTCAAAATTAATAATGATTTACAAATAGTTACTCAACACTATTTAAAATTATTTCAACGTCAATATCGTTATGAAACTCTAAATTTTAATATTACTGAAGATGATAATTACCGTATGCGTTATAATACGCAAAATTTCATTTTCTTTAATGTTGGCTTTAATCGTTTCCTTCATAATACTTTTAAGTACCAATACACATTTACCTTTGCCCAATTTGTTCAATTCATCGTTGAATATACAATCATTGAACATCTTGTTGATATTACTGGCATTCAACTTTACAAAGACATTTGGATTGACTTTCGTAGAAACTTTGTCAAACCTTATAGTTATACTCTTTATGAACAAAATAGACAGCCTCCTTATTACGTTAATATGGAACTACCAAAATACTAAGATATGAAAGCAATTAAAGATTACCCTATACACAAAACTAATCCCTTTCTTGTAGGTATGTTTATTCAAGAATCGACTAAAATAGTCAAGATTCAAGATACAGACTTTCATATAACGGATTCTCAAGGTAATAATAAGGGTAAGGTTGTATACGCTAAAGAGCATAATATTGACCGTACTCCTTTTATCAAACTATTCGAGTTTGACTTTCTGCTTCATGTTGACCGTGCTGGAATAGTTGTATTTGTATTTATTTGTAAACATGGAATTAGATATGGTAATGACCAAGTAGTTATTATTATAGACGAAGTATTAAGTCATACTGAATACAATACAGCTAGTCCAATTTATAAAGGAATTGCAGCCTTAATTGAGCATAACGTTTTAGCTCGTACTGCAAGTAATCAAATCTATTTCATTAACCCTGCTGTTGCTTATAAAGGTGAACGGTGGTATCTAGGTAAATAACCAATGGAGAAAATTAAAATAAAAAGTAAAACGCATAAAACTACACCTAATGTCAAAGATAACGAGTTAATTAAACAACTTGTTCTTAACGGTAATTTAGACCTTCAACAATTAATTGATATTGTCATTGAATTAAATGGATTTATAGGTGTCGGTCTTATTAGTTTTGGAGATAATCTTAAAGACTATTGTTACAATAAAATTAAATAATTCTCACACATTTTAATCTAGCTCAATAAACTATGGAACAAAAAGCTAATATTACAATTCTTAATTCTTTTGAAGAATTAATTGATTATCTTGATACAAAACTTACTCAAAAATATGTTGAACTAGCTGTTGAACAATACAAGAAAGATTTTAATACTAACTTTACGGACAAACTCAAATAAACTATGAACACTGAATCTTATATTGAACAATTTGAAAATACTGATGAAGATTATGACTCTGTTTATATTGATGCGCAAGGTCTTCATTGGAACGATGAACAGAGTTTCCTTAAAGAAGGTATTCTTCAACTTGATAGTAATGTTTCTAATGAAACAATAGGAACTTACGCTAATTTCCTTCTCGCTATTCAAATTAATTTTAATGAAGGTAATTATGAATCTTTAATTAAACATTTCGGTCAACCTTTAACTGATATTTTACTTTCACAATTAAATAATAATGGTTGTCTTGATTGCGGAATAACTTTTAGAGGTAGTTGGATTAGTCCTAAAGGTAAAAGTATTCTTCAAGATTTAATCAATTATTTTGATTTTGAAATTAATCCAATTTTTAAAGCTGCTTATAAAGATAACTAATTATCAATTTCTCACAACAACTTTAATACAGGCGAAGATAACATGAAACATACAAAACAAATTCAAATCTCACTTACACAAATTGCTCGTGTGTATCTTGATGAACATCCTACTAATCCAAATGATATAAATGATGAGATTATCATTATTTATAAAAGAGGGAATAGAGCAATTGAGCATCCTGATTTTAACCTTCAAGATATTCGCAATCATAACGCTACTTTAACTGCTGATAAAGAAACTCATGAAATATATCACACTTTTTATCTTGATAAGTATTTCATTTTTCCTCTTAGTGTAAAAGGTAGCGATACAATTGAGATAAGACACGCTACTAATTTTGATGAAATACACGGTTACGGTCTTGTTAATTTAGCTAGTTTTGATAGTGATAATGAAACACAAAATACAGTCAATGCTGGTTTCGCTGCTGCTAGAGCTTGTAAAGTTATGGCTGCATACTCCAACGGAGAAATGTATCGTGTCGAAATTATCAATCTTGAAACTTGTCCTCATTGTAATCATACAAAAGAAGAAGTTGGAGATAGTTATGGTGGCTTTGTTGATGAAGCTGCTGCTATTGAATTTATTGAAACAAATTTTTTAATCCTTTAAACTATGTTTCTAAACAATATTTATTTTAACGGTAAACTTGTTTCTCGTTTTCTTACTATAAAAGAATGTTTTGACCCTCTTAGTAAAGATACTAAATACAAAGATGTTCAACAATTTTTAATTGAAACAAAGAATCTAGCGATGCTCGATAATCATGTTTTTGAAAACGATAATAAAATTATTAGATTTAAAACTGATGTTAATCCTGAAAATAAATTACTAACTTGTTCCGAGAATATTACTCTTAATCGAATGCTTTTAGATGCTGATGATTTAGGAATTATTGAATGGATTGAACTTTTACTTGGAATTAACAATATTACTTACACTTATTAAATTAATCGTATGCCTACATCACAAAAACCTCGTATTACCAAAACTCCTGTTTCTGGTAAAGTTAAAAATCCTGTAACTTCTAAAAATGGATTAAATTGTGCTGATATTATCCGTCCTTTTAAATGGGTATGGCACTTCAAGAAAGACAAAAGCGGTAATTATCAATACCGTGATGGTAAATTGCTTGTTGACCGTGAAAAGAGCGGTTGGATTGAAGATGTTAGCTTTAAACGTCGTTATGGACATAAAGCTGATTACTTTGGTTTCTCTGCGCCTGCTGCAACTCCTGTTAAAAGAGTAGCTGATAATGTTTATGTCAAAAACGGTAAATCAATTAATACAATTGGTATGCCTGCTGCCGCTGCAAAAGCTCTTGAAAAACAATTCGAGAAAGGAATCAAAGAAGCTCGTAATGTTTCTACTGATTATTGGTTTTATTGCTCTAGTGATGAGCGTAGAAAAGTTGAAAAACTTAAACCTCTTTAGTATATGGGTATCATTAATAAATCTATCGAATGGCTTAAAGAGAAAGCTAAAGAGCATTTTCCTGCTGATAAAGGTTATACTGATACTACACGTGCTTATCTCACTAGACTGCAAATTACTAAAGTAAAACAATTAGTTAAACCTGTTGAAAGTAAACGTAAAAATTAAATGGCAACTCTTGGAATTAAAATCAATGTTCTTAAAATTGTAGATTGTGTAACAGTTCTTAAACATATAGAAACTGAATTAAAAATTGATGCTATTCAAAGTTACATAAATTTTTGTGTAAATATTGAAGAAGAAACTTTAAATCTTACAGTTCTAGAAGCGTGGGTAAAAGTTAAACTACCTAATGGTATTTCTTTTCTTGATAATCTTGTAATTTCTTTTAAAGAAAATGAATTAAAAAGAATTACAAAAGTTATTACAATTCACACTACTAATGCTGATATTAAAATAGAGATTATGAAATTTCTTACAAAGAAACTTTACGATACTCTTGTTAAAGAGCGTATAATCACGCCTATCAAATTTTATTAACAAACCGCTGCTCCTAATGGAGTGGCTTGGGCAACAGCTAGAAATAGTGACAGTGAAGTTAAATCCAAAACTGTTAATGTTGTTAAGGTATCTCATTCTTTTAATTATAAACTAAATAAAACTATTATGGGACTCATTTCTGCATCTATTCTTGCTTATAGAATTAAGCAAACGAAATCAAATATTACTGCATACAGTGTTCAACTAACTAAAGCTGAAAATAACCATGCACAAAATCCTACTCCTGGTAACGCTAAAACTCAACGTTATTATGAAGTAATAGTTGAAGAGTATAAAGAACGATTAAGTAAACTTGAAGAACAACTTTCAGAACTAAATACTAAAGACAATGGGAAAAAAGCTAAAGTATAGATTCCAATTAATGTTGGTAAAGTACCAATTGACAAAATGGAGAAAGAAACATACTCCTCTTCGGGGGCTTCATGTTGTTATTACTACTAATGAAGATACTGCCGACTATCAAAAGCTTCTATGTCGAGAAAAAGACTTAAAAGATGCTATTGCTAATCCTGATAATGCTGTTACTGATGAGAATAATTGATGCACTCGCTAAAACAAAGCATTCAAATGCCCGATTTTCAGCGTATTATAACGGATTAGTACAAAAACCTTACCCACTAATAAATACGTTCCTCACGGCTTCCACACTAGCCCAAAAAGGCATTTTTGAAGGTTTTTTCTTACACTATAATATAGGTATATTAGTACGCCCAAACGGATACGATGTATATGCTCTTGATAGTAATAGAATAGATGAAGCTGATAAAGCAGCTGATTTTCTTTGGGAAAGTAAAAGTGATGTTGATTATTACTGGCGACGTTGTTGGGATAAAACTCCTGATAAAGCATACAATACAAGCGATGAACTTCGCTTTGAATATTTTACTGTAAAAGCCATTGCCGATGCAATGGGATTAATTAATAGTCTTAAATAGAAACAGATGGGACTAAATGATGATAGTTTTTATGATTTTCTTGATTCAGAAGAGAATAAAAACTTCCCTGTAATTGAAGGGGATTTAAGTGATGATTTCAATTGGAGTAGCTGTCAAACTATGGCTCTTAGTGATATTGCTGCTTGGTCTTATAGACCTGATGAACTCTTTTGGGGTTTAACTGGTTCTGCTGGAACTGGTAAAACTACTGTTATGAAAGAGGTGTTAAATGTCATTAAGCAAAAATATGGCGTTTGTGTTTCTGCACCTACTCATAAAGCTAAAGAAGTTATTAGCCGTGCTACTGGATTGAATAGTGAAACTGTTCAAAGATTGCTTGGTTTGAAACCTGACTTGGAAGTTGAGAACTTCAATATTAATAAGATTGTTTTTGATTATAAGAGTAAACCTCTTATTCAGAAATTTAGTCTTGTTATTATTGATGAAGCTAGTATGCTTAACAGCGACTTGCTTACTTACCTTAAAGACCAAGCTCGTAGATACAAAGTTAAAATTCTTTTTGTTGGAGATGCTCTCCAATTACCTCCTGTTGGAGAAGATGTATCTCCTGCTCTTCTCAAAGAGAATTTGAATGGAATGAGTGAATTACTTACTCCCGTTCGTCAAGCTACTGATAATCCTTTATCATTGCTTCTTCTAGCTCTCCGTTATGATATTCAACCAACTCAGCTTAATTACGATATTCTTAAAGACGCTCTTTATCAATTTAAAGATGCAGAATTTAGAGATATTGACATTGACCTTGAGTTGTATAAAGCTGCTTCTAAAGAATGTACTTTTCTTTGGTTACGTACGCTTGCGCCTGAATTTATTATTGACGGTAAAGGTTATGTTTGCACTGATTCCGCTCTTGATTTGCAAAAGCACGCTGCAATGTCTTTTCTTGATACTGAATTTATCGAAGATAAACAACATTCAAAAATTATTGCGTATAATAACGTAACAGTCAATGATTATGCGTTTGTTATTCGTAATGAATTATTCAAAACTAGAGAATGTATTGTTGTTGGCGATTTAATGACTTCTTACAAACATATTCTTACTTATCCTGATTTGAATCCTATTCTTATTAATAGTGAGGATTATGAAGTTATCGCAGTTACAAAAACAATGTCTGAAGAAGATATTAATGGTTATAGTGTTACACTTAAAGCTCTCGTCTCTGGTAGAGAAGTAGATGTAATGATTGTTGACATTAAAGATACAGCTAACTTTGTTTATAAGCACCGTCCTTTTCATAATGAAGGTAAACATAATAAGAAATGGCCTGCTTATTACAAGTTTAAAAACAATCATCTTCTTCTTGAAGATTTGAATAAGAAGTACAAAGATGATACTCTTCCTTCTAAAGATTTGAGTTATATCTTTGGCTCTACTGTTCATAAATCTCAAGGTAGTACTTATAATAAAGTATTTGTCGATGGTAAAAACATTGGCGGTGCTTTTGGTGTTAGTAAACACGCAATTCTTATTAAAATGCACAGAGAAGCAAATGCTAAAGAGATTGATACTTTACGTAAGTATTGTCTTCGTCTTATGTATGTTGCTATCTCTCGTGCTCGCAATTTTGCAATGATTCATATTTAATTGATAAAATGGCTTCTAAAAGATTATTTGGTATCCCTGCGGCTATGCCTGCTCCTCAATACTTCGCTCCTGAATTTAATGCGAGTGTTGCTGGACATACTTGTATTCATATTTTGCACCTTACTAGTAGCAAAGACCATGTTACTGATGTGAACCCTTATGGAGTTACTTTTACTAAACCTCTTTGTCTATTTCCAATTCTATTTAATGTTTTCGCTGCTGATGGCGATACATTGACAGAATTTTTAGAACTTGAGCAAAAGATTGGTAAGAAATTTCTTAAAAAGCATCGTAGAGATTATGACCCTCGACAATTTGCTGAGGATTTGCCTGCACATGAAAAGCACCGTGTAGCTTTTTATAGTATGCCTTCTCTTTACAGTTTAAATTAATTTGTTCATCTTTTAAAAACTTATAAAATTATGGAAAATCTTAAAATTGGATTATCTATTGTTATCGGTATTCTTGCTATCATTTGTATTGGTTATTTTAATGACGATGTTAATACGTCAATTAAATGTCCTAATACTGATTACGCACTTTTTCTTGCTGGTCAAAAAGAGATTAAAATTCATTTTGATACTCCGAAACGACCTAATATTACTTACGTGTTCAAACGAGTTCAAAATATTACTAATCTTTTTAGTCTTTCTATTGACGGTGAAAAAGATGGTTTGCTTTCTCTTGATGGGATTTTTGGTGATGGTACTAATACTATTATCAATTTGAAAAACAAATGGGGACGCTTTGAGTTTGTTTTTAATAAAAGCGAAAAATGTATTGCTATCGAGCAATTCGTTAATGCTAATAAGTATCTCAATATTGAGGAAACCCGTGTTACTTTTGAACTTCCATAATATGAAACAACTAATAAAAGATTTCTTAGAAACAGTATTTTTCCTCTTGGTATTCCTTTTCATGTGGTTTATCATTGGATATACTTTTGCTCTTGGCTATAAGACTGCGACTAGCGGATTTACTACTAAAGTTGAAACTCGTACTGACACTGTTATTCAAGTTGTTTACCGTGATACTGCCGATTCTCAATTTATGAAAACTATTATTGAACTTGAATGTGGTGCTTATAGCACTATTAAACGAGGAAAAGAAGTTGGAAAGATTGTTGGCGATGGCGGTAGAGCGATTGGGATATTTGGTATGCATCATTGTTACTTTGACACTCCTCTTACTCAAGCATTACAATACGAGTATGAAGAGATGTTTGATGCTGACAAAGCTTACCATGTATTTTGGGCTGTTAGTGGCATTCACGCTTATAACTTTAAAAAGAAGTTTGGGCGTGTACCTACTCTTCAAGAATTAGCTAGAATGCATAATGGAAGTATCAACCAAGTTCATAAAGAAAGTACGCTTCCCTATCTCAAAAAGTTTAATAAAGTTTACAACCGTAGAATTGATGGTAATCCTGATAACAAACTCCAATAAGCATGAGTTTACAGCTGGGTTGATTTATACCGAAGCTGTTGGTATGCAAAAACTACACGCATTTCTTAAAGAAAAAAGAAGAAGTAAAAGGGTTGTAGGTTATGATTATGAAACTAATGGTTTATGTTGTATTCTTAATACTCCGCTTCTTCTTATTCTTGGAGATGCTGAAATGCAGTATGTTGTTGATTGTTATACTGTAAGTATGGATTGGCTTAAAGATTATGATGATTTAACGTATATAGGACATAAAATCAAATTTGATGTTGGTTTTAGTATGTATCATTTTAAATCTTTTCCTACTAATCTTATTTGTACTGAAACGATTGATAGAAAGCTTTACCAAAATAATGTTAGGAGTAAGGAGAACCCTCAAGGTTTTCTTTATGGTCTTATTGCTTTAATGCAAAGACATCTTGGTTTTATTCCGCCTGCGAGTGATAAAGGTATTCGAGAATACTTCCCTACTGTTAAACATCCTAAGTATGCTGTTTATAACAACAAACATATTTTGTATGCAGCGGGAGATGTTAGGTATCTTGAAGATATTTATAATGCGCAAATGATACTTGCTAAACGATACAATCTTGATTGGTGGCTTCATAATGTTGAAATGCCATTGATTAGTGTTATTGCTGAATGTGAGATTACGGGGTTTGATTTTAATCAAGCTAAATGGCTTGATAATATTAACGTTAATAAGAAGCTTCAACATGAGGCTGCTTGTCTTGTTGATATTGAGTTCCGTAAACTCCGAAAGCAATTTAGTACGGGCGAGGAGCATTTGCTACTTGGTGGTATTTGGGATAGACCTAGAAACATTAAAGAAGAGATTAAGTATGAAGGACTCTTTGGAGCTATGAATAAAGAAGACTTTATGAAAGCAAAAGGTTATAATAGTAAAGACATAAAAGCCAATATCAATTGGGCTTCGTCTGATACTGTTTTAACTGTTCTTGCTGCATTAAAACTTCCCGCTCCGCTTCAAGGAGAAGCTTATACTAAATTTCAATATCTTATTCCTGTTCTTAGCAAAAAAGGTAAAGTGCGAAAAGATGTAGGAATCAATCCTAGTACTAATACTATTGAATATGTACCTAAATATAATCTTCAAAATGAAGGTTGGACTGTTGGACAAAAAGCATGGCAAAAGTATCTTGTTGATTTTCCTGCTTCGCCTATAAGAAGTTTCGTTGAACTACTTGTTAAATTGAGTAAAATTACTACTGAACTTACTAACTTCGGTCAAAACTACCTTGATAAAGTTAATCCTAAAACAAATCGTTTGCATACTATTTATAGACTTGTAGAAGCTGTTAATGGAAGATTACAGTCTGGCGGTGGTAATAAAACTCCTGAAATTGCTATGCGTTATAACAGTCAAAATATCCCTCGTGATAAAAAGTTTAGAGAATGTTTTCATGGCGGAAAAGATTATTCTATATTTACTGGGGATTTGACTGGTGCTGAAGTTACCTTTATGTGTGATATGGCGCAAGATGATAAATTGTTTCAATGGGCTGTTGTTAATGACGATAGTCATAGCCCTATGACTCAGAATGTTTGGCGTCATATTTACCTATTCCGTGCTGGACTTGCAGCTAAACAATGGAGCGATTTTATGTCTTTTAAAAATAGGCACAAAAGTAGTGCTTGTTTGAAAGCGATTAAAGAATCTACTAATAAAACTGTTAAAAAATGGTTTGATTTATCTGAAACTTTTATCGTTACAAAAAAAATTAATGCTCCGTTTCGTGTTGCAGGTAAGAATGGTACTTTTGGCGGTGTGTATGGTATGAAGGATAAAAAAGCTCAAGAAACTTTTAACAATACTGATTCTGAATTAGCTAAGACTGGTGAACCTTATGAACCTGTTAATGTTACACAAGAAGAAGGTAAAGTTATTCTATTTGCACAAAGAAAAGCTATTCCTAAAACGTATGCTATGGTAGAAGCTAATGTTAAAAAAGGTATGCTTGCTGGTTTTATCGTTCTTAACCAAAGAAGTTTTAGTCGTATTTGGCTTCCTGAAATTATTCGTCTTAGAAAATCTATTAATGAAGATGCAATTAAACAGGGCTTACAACCTGATGTTGTTACTTATAATGGTTTTTATGGATGGACTGCTCAAAATACAGGAGAATCATATGATATTGATTTTAGGTTTAAAAGAGATTATGAAGGACAACTCCGTAATGTTCCTATTAGCGGTACTCAAGCCGATTGCCTTAAAGAGGCGATGGTTGAAATTGCTAAAGCTATTCGTGCTAATAAATGGGATTGCGTGCTTTTAGCACAGATACATGACGAACTTGTTTATCGTGTTCCTAAATATATGGACGGAATTAGTGATGAATGGAACAGTGAAAAAAGGAAAGTTTGTCTTTTTAAATTTGATAAACCTCGTAGTAAAGCGGATTACAATGATAAATATCATGATGAATTGCATTGTACTGAAGTACATTGTGATAAAGCTGGTAACGTTATTGCTGTTGACTGCTCATTTAGTTATTTTGCTAAACTGTCTATGATTCAATGTGCTAATCGCTTTCTTACTAAGTTTGAAATGAAAGCTGATTTTCATGTTGGAGATACATGGACTAAATAAAATGTTATGAAAAAAGTTATTATTACTGGAGATTCTCCAATGCCTAAAGCCATTAAAGCAATAGTTGATAATCTTCCTAATGTTTTAATTGTTACTCCTACAAAAGATGTCACTAAGAAATCTATTGCTGAGGCTGTTCTTCCTATTACGATAATTGGATTAACTGTAACTCCTAATTCAAAAGATTACTGGACTTTACCTCTTAATCCTGAAAAGAAAGCTTTAGTAATTGATGATACAAAAGTTGTCAATCTTGGAACTGCTTGTGAGAAAACGCTTATGTACCACTTTGAAGGCGACCCTCCTCGTAAATGGGAAATAGCTTCACAATTCTCAAAACCAAAGTAAAATGCAAGTAGATGTTAAAAAGGAAGATAGACAACGAATCGGTATTAATCATTGGCGTTATGGCTCTAAATATGGTGCCGCCAATGGCATTGGTACTCTTTGGTGGATTACTGCTATGGGTAAAACTTATTCAACTCTCAATTTTGCTGTTACACCTTATCTTGATAAGAACATACATGAAACTGTAATTATTCTTGTACATCGAGATGAACTTCGTAAGCAATGGAAAGACCGAGTTGAACAATTTGTTGACGCTAGACATCATGGACAAATTACCATTCAAACTGTTCAATACTATTTGGACAATAAGATTGTACCTACTTGCGGATTATTAGTTGTTGATGAAGTTCATAAATTCTATGGAGATGATTGGTTTCAATATGTTGATGGAACTAAAATACTTCGTAAATATCTTCTTTGTTTAACAGCTACTTTCCTTGACCCTCAAGGTCGTCATGAGAAATTACAAGCTTTTGCGCCGCCTGTTGATATTATTACAGAACAAGATGCTACCGCTAATGGCTGGATTAGTAAATACGTTGAATACAATCTTTGTGTTGAACTTACTGATAAAGAAATTAAACGGTATAATGAACTATGTGAATTTACGGATACCAATCTTTCTATGTTTGGTAAACATGGCTACGATGCTGCCAAAAAATGCATAAGTGGTGATTCTCATTTTACTGCTTTTCAATTTGCTAAAATGTGGGCTATTCAAAATGGTTGGGTTGACCCCTACTCTAAGACTACTCTTACAGATAAGCAACTTGAAATTAATAGTATGTGGAATCCTAATGTAGTAATGGGATACGCTAAAAATGCTTTAAAAGGTGTTAATGCTAAAAATCAATTCCTTGCTACTTGTGATAGTAAGTTCAATGCAGTTTTAGCTGTGATTAGAAAATTTGAAGGCTATAAAATTATGTCTTTTAGTGAAAGTATTACGTTTGCTGATAAAGTCTTTAATACTCTTAATAAAGAGAAAGAAGATTCTTGTGTGGTTTATCATAGCAAGATTAGTAAACAACCACTTAAAGATAAAAATGGTAATTGGATGACTTATGGTAAAACTTCTGCAAAAGCAGGACAACGTAAGTTATTCGGTTTGAAAACTCTTAAGAAAGTTTTTACTGAAAAGTTTATTAATTCACTAGTTAAAGTACTTAGTACCGCAAAAGCCCTTGATGAAGGTTTTGACTGCGAAGATATTGAGGTTGGCATTATTAGTAGTCGTACACGTAACTTTAATCAACAAACACAACGTACTGGACGTGTCAAAAGGGTTATTCCTAGTCGTCCTAATAGCACAATGCTAATTGTAAACGTTTTTGTTAAAGGTACAAGTGATTATGACACTCTTCGTGAAGCTCAATCTAAGAGTAGTAATAAAATACATTGGATAGATTCTGTTGATAAAATAGAATTTAATCCGAGGAATGAAGAAAGTTTTGATGACATTTAAAAAATAACTGCTTATGATTGATGTAAAGAGGTTGATACCGCATCTGGTAAAGATGCAGTTGACAGCCGATGAGTTTTTAATACTACACCTTAAGTATCTCAATGAGAAAGGTCTTATGCGATTGTATAAGAACACTTTTCGTAGAGAAGAAAAAGGCGTACTTACGAATGTACAAAGGCAACGTGTTATTGAATTGGGTTATATGAAAAAAGATGACTCTGTTGAACACGATGCTTATTTCCTTACTCCTAAGTTTCTCAACTTCTATGTTGATGAATATACTTGCGGGAATGAACTATGGGATTTGTACCCTGCTTTTGTTAAGATTGATGGAAAAAATGCTCCGCTTATGAAAGCTGATAAAGCTGGACTTAGAGGACAATATTTTAACATTATTGGTGGATTGAAAAGCGAACATGAAGAAGTGATTCTTGATACTAAATTTGGTATTGACAACAATATGATTAGTATTAAAATTGTTGATTATGTTCGTAGTGAGTTTTGGTCTAAAATCCGTCCTATTAGACTTGGAGATAAGACTGCGACTTCTCATACGCCTGTAACAAATGCTAGGGATATCCATGAGTTTTAAGAAAACTGATTATGATGGTCTTAGGTATGTTAAAACTAAAGACCTTATTACTAGCGCTATTGAGCGTCTATCTGATGAAAGAACTACTGAACAATTTGGCGTACTTTCGAGGTTTTCTAATCTCAATCGTGCTATGCTTAAGTATTTCCGATTTGGTAAAGTTGTTATGCTCTTTGGTATGTCAGGTAGTGGTAAATCTTATCTTATTAATATGCTGCGAAATGATTTTCTTTCTCATCAAAATGTAAATTTTGGTAGAACTAATTTCTATCATGGTAATCAAGTAATTGACCTTGAATTAATTGATGGTATTTATCGTTTACCCACTAAGACCGATTATGAGAGTGCTGGACAGTTATACATTGAAAGTGGTCTTATTGTCAATAATGATGGTCAAACTATTTGGCAAGGATTAAACCGCAATTGTATCCATGATGTTGTTTGGATTCACTTTGGATTTGAGATGGACGGTGAGTCTGAACTTATCCGAAGTGCTGCTAATGTTATGGGTACTAGTTATGGTTTTCTTATGAGTTCTGAATACGATGCAAAAATCAATGATTATCGTAGGCTAAATGAAAGTGAGTTTGCTGAAGTAAAAAGTGTTCTTAATGCGTTTGCAGGTCGTAAGGAATATTATGTTCCTGTATCTGGTAATGTTGAACAAATGAAAGCAACTTGCTATAAGATAGCTGCTGATAATCCTACGTGCAAAATTGGTATTAGTCTTGACCATACGCTTTTATCTCTTTATTTGAAAGAGCGTGATGAAGCATCATTGCAGAAAGCTATTGCACTTATGGCTATTGAATTAAAGCAACGTTTGAATGCACTTGTAATTCTTGTTAATCAGATGAATCAGAATATTGAAGCTGATGACCGTATCAATAGTAAATCTGGTCATTATCCTACTAAAAAAGACATCCATCTTGGTGCTCAGATTTGGTGGGCTTGTGATACAGTTATTGCTGCACATCGTCCTATTGTTCTTGGTATTAAAGAGTACGGTCCGAATAAGCTAAGAACTGATAATCTTATTCATGGTGCAATTATTAAAAATCGTGATGGTGTTACCGGTGATATTTTTCTTCGTGAGGATTTTGCTCACGGTAGAATACACCAAGCAACACAGCAACAATTTATAATAAAATAATCCTGAAAATAATTGTTAGTTTGTTAGAATTTTAAAACAAAGTTTACTATCTTTATATCATGGATAAAAAAGAGATAGCCTTGCTTAATGAGGAAAAGAGTTATGAGAATTTAGGCGGTTTTGATTCTATGATGAGTCTTGCTACTAAACTTGTTAAAATGGATTCTAAGTTAGTTCCATTCAAACAAGCTGGCGATGTTCTTATTGTACTTCAAGCTGCTAAAGATTTCAAAATTCCAATCACTTTTGCTCTTGCAAATATACATCCGATACAAGGTCGGGCTAGTGCTGGAGTACATTTGATTGCTGCTCAATTGCTTAAAGCAGGAGTTACTTATGAGGTTACAGAAGATTTTGCTCCTGTTTATGAATATGCTGCAAAAGGTGGCATTAATATTACTCACGATGAATTTGTTAATAATCGTGATGAGTATCATTTAATTGGATTAAAAACTGAACCTGCCGATTATCATCCTACTAAATTGAATGTCATTCGTCAAAAGGAAATTGACCGTAGAACAGTTATCATTTTTACTCGTTGGGTTAAACAACCTAATGGTGAATTTGTTAAAATGAAAGCTACTGGTCGATTTGCAGTTACTGAAGCTATGACTGCTGGTCTGATTGCTAGTAAACCTGATACTTGGGGAAAGTTCCTAAGAGCTATGGTTTATACTCGTGCATTTACAGATGGCGCACATAAAATCGGTGATGACATTCTTCTTGGTATGGGTGAAACGAGTATCCTTTGCGATACGTATGATATACCTTATGAAGCTGATGCTGACGGTAAGATTACTATTAAAACTAACAAAGGAAAAATGGTTAAAAAGACTGATGCAGAAGAGGTTGATGCTGAAGTTATGGATGAAGAGTAAAACAACCTTGAAACTAAACCTTGAAAAACTGTTATTATTATTTCTGAACAAATTTATTTTTTTAATCTTACAATTTTAATATTTATGAAACTAGTAAAAAAATTAGCAGGTGTTAGAAAACTTAAAACATCTGATGCACTTATTACCACAACTCCTACTGAAGGAACTGTTCGTATTAATGCTATTGCCGTTGAAATGATTGGCGCTAACTATAATCAAGTCCTTTCAGGGGCTGGTCAAAGATGCGAAATTGCTGCTATTGGTGTTGGCGAAAATGGCAAACATATCTACGGTATTTCTCTTTGCACTGTTGAAGGCGAAGGTTCTAAACTTGCTCAACCTAGTTTGAAAAAAGCTGGTACTCTCCAGTTTAATAACGCAAACATCTGGAGTGAGATTGGTGGTACTACTGAAACTAATACTAACTATCTCATTGAAGCAGAGAAAAACGTTGTAACTCATGATGAGGACGGTAATTTTGTTTCTTACGAAGCCGCTATTGAAAGTGGCTACCTTGACGAAGACGGATGCTTTGTTAATGACAACGAAGAAGAAGGCGAAGTTGCTGGAGAAAAAGCTGTTGTTTGGTTTATCATGGAATTTATCAGTACTGAACCAAAACCTGAACGTAAAGTTCGTGCAAAAGGTGATGCTGGTGATGCTTCTGACGATGAAGAGTCTGAAGAAGAAGTTCCTACAAAAGGAAAAGGTAAAGGTAAAAACAAAAAAGCTGACGACGTAAAAGCTGACGACGTAGAAGCGTAATTTGAAATTCTTGCTCGATTAAATAAAGCCTAGCGTACTTGTATGCTAGGCTTTTATTTGTTTAAAATTTAAACTGTTAAAAATAACATGGCAAAAAAAGATAATCTTCCTGAAAAAGAAGGAGAAGAAAAAGAAGCTGTAAAGCCTACTACACGTAAAAGTACAAGAGGTGCTATTACAGAAGCCAAATCAACAAGTGTTGTTCCTTTGCAACCTACGGAAACTGAAAAGTTCCCTATTGGTCAATTAGTATCTGTTAGTGCTAGTTTCCGTAAAACAGAGAATGATGGTGCAAAACCTGTTCTTGTTTTCCACTTTGCTGATGGCGCAAAAGAACGTCAACATTATCATACTGAATGGTGTTTGCTTAAAGATAGTGATAAATTCACTGTTGCAGAGCAAATTACTTGGCAGAATGATTTTATTGCTCATATTTGGGATACGTTCATGGGAGTTGGTTCTCACGCTAAAGCACAATTAGGTGCAATGACTGATGATTATTTCAACGCTATTGAGATTCCCGAAGAAATCAATGAAACTGAAGACGAAGAAGACCTCGCTGCTAGAGTTGATTGGTATGCTTTCTTTTACCGTGTTGCTGACCAATTTAACACTGGTCGTGCAGGTAAACCAATCTATCAAACTACTAAAGATGGTAAAGCTGTTCCTGTTGTTGTTCGTATCAAATTAGTGCTTGATAATAAAGGTGATTATTACCAACTTCCTAAGTTTGGTAATTTCCTTGAACTTTGGGTTGCCGGTAAGCCTACGCTTCTTCAACTTGGAAAGAAAGACCGTATTACTAAAGCTCCTGCTGCGAATTACAGCCAATATGCTGCAAACCCAACTGCAAATCCCGCATCTAATCCTGCGACTGACGATTTGCCTGCTGGTTTCTAAACCGTTCATTTCTCTAATCTTCAAATACAAAAGGGTGGTAAATTTTATTTACTACCCTTTCTTTTTTATATGGCTAGACCTCCTATAATTAAACTAACATCTAAATACATTCTTGATAATATTAATCAAGAAGATATTTTCAGCGTTTATTTTAATATTCCTGCTTCCCATATTTCCGCTATTGTAAATACCAATAAAAAAATCTCCGCTCCTTACCGTAGTGATAAAGACCCTAGTTTTGGATTTATATATCGCTCTAATGGTAAACTTATTGGCAGAGATTTTGGTGGTTATTTTTGGGGCGATTGTTTCGATTGTGTTGGTTTTGTACTCGGTCTAAATGCTAATATCAAATCTGATTTTGGTAAAATAATGGAACACATTATTAAAACGTTTAGACTTAATAAATACCAAAATACTGCTTCTACATTTTCTTATATTCGTAAGGAAATTGAAATTAAAGAGAAACCTGTATTGAATATTCAAGTGAGAGCTAGAGGGTGGAATACTCAAGATGCTAATTACTGGTTTAATAGATATGGAGTCACTAGAGCAATACTTACCGAACATGAAGTTGTACCTGTTTTGTACCTTTATTTTAATGGTAATGTTGTTTATGAATATGACGAATATGACCCTGCTTATGCTTATTATTTAGGTAAAAGGGATTACATAGATTACTGGAAAGTTTATTACCCTCTTCGTAAAAAGGGTAATAGGTTTCATAGTAACGGAAGTTTTGTGCAAGGTATTAGGCAAATTAAAAGTGCTGATTTCGGTATCATTACTAAAGCCATGAAAGATGTCCTTGTGTTCAAAAGCAATTTAGTACAGGCGATTGCGCCACCTGCTGAAAGTGTATTTTTTACTCCTACTCAAATTAACTATATTAAAAGTAAATGGACTAATGTTTTTAGTTTCATGGATTTTGATAGAACTGGTAGAGCGATGGCTAGACACCTTCGTAAAGAGTTTAATATACCTAGTATATTTCTTACTAATGGCGACTTTAATACCTATGATTTTGGTGTGAAAGATGCTAGTGATTATCGACATAAATACGGTAAAAAACAATCTCAATTATTGTTTAATGCTGCATTTGAAAATAACTTTGAATTTACTGATGAATTTGCACAAATTATAACACAACTAAAACATTATTAAAGTATGGAAAATACTTATGGTAAATCAACTAGAAAAGTTGCTTATGCTCCTCCTCAACGACGAGTACTTGGCGCTATGGAACTAAGAAAAGGTTTTAAAATCATTGGATTTGATGAAGATGATGTTGCTGATGCAATAGTAACTTTACTTTCTAAAAAAGGTTTAGTTCACGCTAAAACAACTCTTGAAATTAAATCTGTTTATGGAGAAGACCTTGAACCTTTTGATTGCGAATCTAAAGATTGGTTTCGTATAAAAGGAGAAGTTATTGAAGTTGAAAACATTCAATTGTTTGGAGAAACTGCTGAATATACTCCTGATATTGACCGCTTCTGTCTGCCTCGTCAAGGTCGTTTCTTTTATGACTACAATAATGAGTACTATGAGTACTACTTTGTTGGTATTGAAGAAAGCCATCTTATGTGGGAAACTATTAAAAAAGTATTACATAATCCTAAGTATGCAATTATATACGGAGTTAAGTAAACTCGCCCGTACTAAATTGCTACTACATCAACTAATCATATGACAAATAAAAATTCTGCTTTTCCTATTCGTTATTCTAAGGATAGTAAAGGTCAACTTAGATGTTGGCAAATTCTTGTTACTGAAGTAAAATCTAATCTTATTCAAATTAGAATTACTCACGGTTTATTACTAGGAGTTCATACTTCTAAAGATAGATTCGTAACAAAAGGTAAAAACTTAGGGAAAGCTAATGCTACTACTCCTTGGGAGCAAGCGTGTCAAGATGCTTTAAACCTTGATAAAAAACAGAAAGATGGCGGTTATTACACAGCTCATGAACTTAATGTTTTTATTTCAAACGATAATGAAGGTGAAAAAATTACAATCGTTCTTGATTCTAAAGAGCATAAAATAATGCCTACTTTTATTAAAGCTGTAACTTATCAACTTGAAAATCTCCCTGCTGCTCTAAAATCTCGTCGTATTCCAATGAAATATGCTAAGTTTAGACTTCCTGAATATGCTAAAGATTCTAAGGAGTATAAAGATAGTAAACCTTTGAATTTTCCTTTGCTTGCTTCTCCTAAGCTTGACGGTATTAATGGTATCTTTGAACCTGGTCGAGATGGAATTGGCACAAGAGGTGGTAAAGATTGCCTTGTCGCAGGTGGTAAAAAATGGGGAGATATTTGTCCTCAAATTGTTAAAGCTTTAAAACAGCTTAATTATCCACTTCCTTTGAATGGAGAAGTTTATCTTCATAATTACTCTTTACAAATTATTAAAGACGCTTGTACAGTTCATCATCATATTAGCAAAAAATTAGAATTTCATATTTTTGATGTTTTTTGTGAAACTGAACCGTATCATACACGTTTAGATAGACTTGAGAGTATTGATATACAAATTGAGAAATTAGGACTTGATTCTGTTCTTAAAGTTGTTCCTTATAAATGGGTTAATACTCTTCAAGAACTTCTTGAGTTTGAAGAGCAGATGCTTTTTGAAGGTTATGAAGGGCTTATTGTCCGTTCGATTAACGGTATGTATCGTGGTGATGAATATCGTTCTCCTGATGCTTTGAAACTTGTCCGTATGGATAGTATGGAAGTTATGATTACTGATATTGTACCTTATGAGAATGAACCTAATCTTGGTAAGTTTGTTTGTGTATATCAAGATGCAAGTGAAAACTTTCTTCTTAATCCAAATGAGTTTTATGTAGACCCTGGTCATGGATTTACTAAAGAACTCAAAGCGGAACTTCTTGCTAATAAAGCCGAATATATCGGTAATCTTCTCACCATTACACACCGTGGTTTTACTTCACACCATCTTCCTAGAATTGCTAAGGGAGAAAATGGAGCAAAAGCTATTCGTAGTGAAAACGATTTATAACAAATGTCTGATATTCAAATTGGTAAAAGGCTTACTGCTATTCAACGGTTGCAATTTACAAGTACAAAGATAACTTCTTTTAGTACTGTAGCTGCTGTTACATTAGATACTGCAATTGATTCGTTATTCAATGTTACCGTTGCAGGCTCGCAAGCTCCTACTATTCACGGTGTAACAAAGTTATATTGTGATACTACTGATACTCTTTTTATAACCATGTATTATTCTTACGAACCTTAAAATGAAAATAGAAAAAGAAAATAAAATTCGTAAAACTATCCGTCAAGAGGTTGTCCTTACTCCGACTGATATTGCTGATGTAAAAGGACTTTCAATTGAACCTAATAATCTCTCTAGCAAGGAGATTACTAGTGTTCTTAAAGAGCGTATTCTTTCCGAAGAGATTGATGTTTTAACTGTCTTTGCCTTTCTTAAAAAGGCTGAAAAGATTGTTAAAAATCTATCTGGAGATAAAGAAGTAAAAGCTCTACTTGAGAGTAGATTTGATGCTTTATATAGTCAATTGAAACACAAGAAAGTTCTTGGTGTTTCTATTGGTAGAAGTACAAGTAGTCAAATTGATTACTCTCAATGTGGACATCCTGAACTTGACGCTATTGATGATTTGATAAAAGGGCTTACTGCTCGTAAAAAACAAATTCAAGAGCGTCTTAGTAAAATACCTAAAGATGGAACAGAGATGTTTACAATTGCTAAAATCCCCGTATTAAAAGTTGTAGCTGATGGAGAACAATTGGAAGTAAAAGCTCCTATTAAAACATCTACTCCAACTATTCGTTTTACCACTTAAAAATCTAATTACATTATGGACTTAGAAGTTAAATTAGCAGAAGTAATTGGTAAAGTTCTTACTGAATATTTTGCTCCAGAAGGTATTGAAAAAGCTACTGATGAAAATGCTTTACTTATTATGCAATTGAATGGAAGATTGCTTGATGAAGTTTACGCTGTCGCTGATTCTGATTTAGATATTACTGTTGAAAATGACCGATTAAATAACGATTCTACTCTCGAAGATGTTAAGAAATTTTGCGTCATTATGAATGGTTATACATTGAAAAATGAACCTGACTTTACTAACAAAGACGATGTATTTCTTCGTTTGAAACTTGTTCTTGAAGAAGTATTTGAATTGATTGAGGCTGCTGGATTTGCTCATGATTATTACTTACGTCAATTTATTGCTGATAGAATCTTTCCAGGTCTTAAATTTGAACTTGCTAAAAAGCTTGAATCGAAAGAAGCTTCTGCCAATCCTGTTGAAGTACTTGACGCTTTATGTGATTTGCGTTATGTGCTTGACGGGGCTGCTGTTGCTTTTGGACTTGATACTCGATTTAAAGCTGCGTTTAATCTTGTTCATAGAAACAATATGAATAAGATATTTATACAGCATAAAGACGCTCTTGTTCATGCTCTTCGTTATAAAGAAGATGAAGAAGTGGAAGTTGAAGTTATACCTATTCTTTATAAAGACAAAGAAGTGTTCGTTTTGAAATGTCTTTATGACCCTAAAGGTCGTTGGGCTAATGGTAAAATTCTTAAACCCTTTGGGTTTAAATCTGTTAATCTAAAAACTCTCTTTTAACATTAAAGGCGTACTACTTTTATTAGTAGTGCGCCTTTTTAAATCGCTAAATCTATTATGCCTAAAATAAAAGAAAACGATATAAATTGCATTGTTACATTCTTCCTTGCAATTCAAATTGCAGTTGAGAATCTTGAGCTAACAATTGAAAAAGGTGTTATTAAACATCAAGTTAAAGCTGCTGCTAGAAACTTTATCAACTTTTGGCAATTTCGTACAGGCGAGTTTTGGCGTATCTTTAATAGCAAAGATATACCTGATTGTGAAACTGTTGAACTTATCCAAGGGCTTGAAAATATGGAGCAAATTATTCCTATGTTTAGTAAACTCAAAACAGAGGAAGTTCATGTTATCAAAGATTTCATGGCTAAGATGCTCGCTGGAGATTTTACTACGGAGAATACTGTCTATGATTTTGGTAAGGTATTTGTTGAATTTAAAGCTACTACTATTTATGATAGTTTGAAAGAGAATCTTGTGAATGCTATTGAAGCTGATTTTTATAGTTTATTTTATCAAGAATTTTTTGTGCAACCTGTTATTGAAGAAGGTAAAATTGTCGACATTCACGTTATGAGTTTAAATTGTAAAATTCTAGCTGATAGAAATAATTTCCATGATTGGAATTTACAGGATATTCTTGAAGTTAATAATATCCTTTACGATAGATACAAACAACGTACTTTCAAACCTACTCATTACTGTATCAAGAATAATGTTCATTATACTTTCTTAAATGTACATGATTCTATTGCCGATTATACAAAACACAATATTGAATGGCGAGCTGTCGTTACTGGAGAAACTCCTACTTACGGTAAGAGTGAAGTACATTTCGATTTTAAAACTACTAAACGTGGTTTCTTTGTTGTTAACCGTGAAATAATATTTCTTGACCAACTTAATCTTATTGAAAATGATAATTGAAAAAGATAATCCAAACCTACCATTTATATCACCATTCTTGCACATAATACACAATCTTTATTATGGTAATTTTAGTGATGCTGTAAAAGGTTATATTGCGCATAAATTTGATGTTCAGCGAATTAGTGAAGTAATTGGTTTAATTAAAGACCTTGAAGAAGAACTTTATCTTTTTAGACATAAAGAGTTTAATCGCTTTTTCGATAATTACTTTGATATTAATACTATTGAAGAGATTTTTGATTTACGTCGTGAAGTTACAATTGATTTGATTGAAGAAGTGGTTTATTCTATTAAATTTCTTTCGCTTATTCAAACTGCTGAAAGAGATAAAACTACTGTTTTATTAGAACAACAATATCAAAGAATTACAGGTGTTACTGAAGAAAAACATAAAGAACAAATTAAAAATTTTAATAATGCTTCTCATGTCGTTACTCCTGAAGTCCTTAAACAACGTCAATTCAAAACTTTTGTTTCTAATTTCAAAAAAGGTTTTATTGAACGGTCTGGTATTGCTGAAAAGGATTTAATTATTGTTAAATTTACAGATTCTTTTAATAATACTAGAGTAGGTTATAAATTAGGTGAAAAAGTTTTTTGGCTTAGTTATTTTAGAGGTATTAAAGAAGTTCAAGAAAATATCTCACTTGTATTTTCAAGTAAAGCTGAACATACTGAACTTATTTCTTATCTTCAAAGCGTATTTGATGAATTTGGTTCTGACATTGATAATACTGCTTATGTTCCTATTAGTTCTGTTACTGGAACTCTCGGTAATAAAAAATTTGTTGCAACTACTGACTCTATTGATAATACTACAGAGAAAGATGTTCAAATTTTTCCTAAATCTGTTACTGATACACTTAAAGAATTAAGTTGTAGTAGAGTCCAAAACCCTGTTCTACGATTATTTGTTTGGGAAGATGTTCTATTTAATCCTAATTATGGAAATGGAATTATGTTCGCTTATGCTGAAAATGAAGATGAAGCTCGTAAACTTTTAAGAGAAAATTTGAATAGTGCTGATATTGAAAAGCCATGCAAAGAAATTATAAAAAATTATTGTAGTTTCTTTCAGTATTAAATTATTTAGCTTATATTTGAGTATTGCAAGGCTCGATTTGAACGCCTTGTATAATGATAAAAAGCCGTGCTGGGTTATTAGGTTTGGAGTGCTTCCGCTAGTAATCTTCCGCACGGCTAAGTTAATACACTTACTAAGCTTCTTGATAATGCTCAAATTGGTAAGTCTTTTAGTGAAAATTGCAAGTTTAATGAGGTCGAAGACTAAGCATTTATAAACCTTGCTTTAATGGTGTACTTGCGGGCATTACTCGTATTTATATTGCGCCTGCTCTTGTTAAACCGTGATTTTTGGGTTGGTTACGGTGCTAACTTTGGGGGAATTTTTTGAAGTTGATTTATACCCCGTATTGCTGCGCTCATTTGCCCATGCTGCCATTAAAAAGCCCTTACACTACTTTAGTGTAAGGGCTTAATTTTTAATCGGCAATTTGCCGCTTAAAATAGCTTGTAATATTTGTAATTTTGTGGCAAATATGCTAATCTTTCAAGTTGATTCCAAATAGGAACTAATTTTTCAGCATTAACTTGAAGTTTACTCTCACCTGCATAAACACCACTTTGGTAAGTAGCTTCTTCTTCAGTAGCAAAAGGATAACTAATTAAATGTTTACCTGTTTTTATCAACGCTTCCATAGTACTAAATGTAGCAGTAGGAGCTTTAAGAAGTTTTTTACTTTCATTTAACCAACCGCCACCAACAAATCCAGGTGCAATTGCTAAAGGAACATAAGTTGTTAACTCCGTAGCAAGTCTATCTAATTGATAGATAGTAAGCATTAATGCAGCTGGAGGGTCATCGTCATCTCCTTTAAGTTCTTTAGCTACATATAAAAGTCCAATAGCAGTACAGAAAGCAGCATATTCAAGTAGAGTTCTAACTACATTAGCTTTTTCTCCATCATTCATAGTATGCCAATGAACTCTAATATTAACTAAAAATCTACCGTAATCTCCAATAAGATTAGTCATAAATTTTGCAAGTCCAATAGCTTGGTCAGTACCTTGTTTATCCACATATTCACTCCAATTATCTATAATAGGAGTTGCAAAGAATCTAGCAGTAGTAACATAAATACCTTCTTCTACACCTGAACGTCTTTCATTCCAATACTTCTCGCCGAATCTATTACCAAAACGTTTATTCCAACCAGGACGCATCCATTTACGGAATTGAACAGCAAGACGACCAATTGCATAAGCTTGCATAGTACCAGCATCATCTTTATTATAGATACCATGAAGATATTGATTAACTCCAAGAACTTTACGTTCAAATTCAGCAATCTCTTCTACGGTAAGATTATCGCTGAAATTAAGTTTACCATTCTCAAAAGTAGTGGATTCGTAGAGTGATTGATATTTGTTAAATTCTTCTCTAAGTCCTTTCTCTTTTTCTTTGTTTTTGGCAATTGTATCAACGGCTTCGGCTTTGGACATTCCATCTTTATTACGGAGTTTAAGTGTTATTTTACTAAGTTTGTTACGTTTAAATTCATCAAAAGTCATAGCTTTACCATCTACAATTCTATGACTCATTGCCATTGCAAATAGAACTCTATTTTGAAGATTATGTTCAGATATATGTTCCAAAGCATAACCTTTACTAAGTAGCCAACTAGCTTTTTGTAAAGCACGATTAGCCATAGTTACTTCTTCATTACCAAGAGCAGCTTCTTTGAAATCCATAAGGATATTGAAATTAGCAATAAAAGCACTTTGCTTTGTAGTAGGTGCATTATCTTCATCATATAGAAAAGATTTAGTACCTTTAATATACTCCAAAGAAGCAGCTCTCCAATCTTCACCAGAGAAATGAGTACCAGCAGCAGATTCAATATTACTCATTAAAGTTGCATAAGTTTGGTTATTCATAGCACTAAGGAAGTTAAATGCCATACCTTTATAAGAAGTGTAATTTTGCATTACACGAGCAACTTTTTGCAGTGTACCTTCATCATTTTCAAAATCTTCATAGAAGACCATCTTTAACCACTTTTCGTAATGACTAAGGATTTTAGAATCAATAGTCGCTTTCTCCACAAGATTATTTTCAAGTCCTAATTGAACTTTGACTTTATCTTTGACAGTTTCTCCTCCTTTTGTAAAGGTGACTTTATGATTATCAATAAAAGATTTACGAACACGTTGAACTTCAAACTCCATAGATTTTTTATATTTATTCTTCAAAGCCTCTCTAATATAGATAGGCATTGTAGCTTTTAAATCTTGATTAGTAGAAGCAGCGTGAGCAGCAATTACTCGTTGTTTTTCAATAGCATTTTTTTGAGCGGCATCTCGTTTCTCCGCAGGAGTAGCATCTGGAGCAACTTTTATATAATTACCTTTTGCTAAAAGATTATTATAATTAAAAGGTACAAATTGCACTATTTCATTCAATTCATTAGTAATAACACCACTTTCAGGATTATAACCATTAGAATCCCTCCAACCCGCTTTATGTTTTAACTGGTCGAGAACACTAGATGTATCTTTTGGAATAGCAGGAATATAGCCTTCTTTAACAATAGATGATTTTGTATGCTCTGTTAAGTACGCAAGTGTTGATGTAAGGAAATCATAAAATTCTTGCTCTTTAGCATTATAAGTTTTGTAAGTATTATTAGCGTAAATTTTAGGATTAGGTAGATAATAAGCAGAAGTAAATTTTGTTTTCTTACCGTCAGCATAAGTTTGTTGAGCTTTCCATTCTTTAAAACCTTCAGCACCAAGCTCAGCTTTCATCTTCTTATTAAGAGCTGTAGTTTGCTCTGGAGTTAATTTAATAGTATTAGCTTTAAACCAAGCATTAACACTATTCCTCCATTTCCAATCACGAACACCATTAAAGGTTTTATCAACACGTTTAAACATATCAGAACGAGCTTGATAATATCTTTCATAGTCAGTCTTAGGAATTATACGAGCTGTATCAGGGTCTATAAATCTACTAATATCTCCACCATCATCTTCAAATGCTTTAATCTTAGCTTCCCATTCATTTGTTACTTTAAGAATTTCATCATTCATGTAACGCATTTTATAATCATAATAACGCATAACATTAGCCATATAACTATTATGTGTATCTGCAAGTGCGTCAGTATGGTGTTGCATGAAAGTTTCATCAGCTTGCGCTCTAAAGAACAATTCAGTATTCTCAAGAACACCTCTACCGCCATATAAAGGATTAGAACTTAGTTCAACATAACGTTTATCTAATTCACGATTAAGACGTTTAATCTTGTTACGTAAATTAGAAACATGACCTTCGTTAGATTTTAAAGTTCTAAGAACAAGATTGGTTGTACGAGCATCTGTATAAGATAATTTTTCAATAGCAACAACTTGATTTAAAAACGCATCTGCATTAATTAAGAATGCAAGAAACTCCATATACGCAGCAGGGTCAGTTAGCTCAAGATTTTTAATATCTTGCCAAGTATAACTATCATATCCTTTTTCATGAGTGCGATACTCTTTACCTTGTGAATCTTTAACCAAAGGGAATTTATCAAAGAATTTATTATGAAGACCTGCAAGGCCTCTAGTAATATATTCAGTATAAGCAGTAATTGCACCCATTTCATCTTCAACCATTAATTTATCAACAAGTTTTTTAATCTCATTTTCATATTTAGTGGCGTCAGTAACAGTTGCAGTCGCTCTATAACGTGCAATGGATTTTTTAATATTAACTACAAGCTCTTCAATCCATACTTTTGTTTTACCAAGCTCACTTGCAGAATCAAGTAATTCATCCAACGTCTGTTCACCTTCCATCGCATTCTCAAGAATTTGTTCACTATCATCTTTAATAGTATAAAATTCTAGCATAACATCAGACAAATCTTTTACAGGTAAAACACCGTCTTTATTATTGACAGTATTAGTATCTGAAAATAAACGTACATTAACATAATGAAATTCACCATTTTCTTCAACCATTTGACCTTCAAAAGGAATAATAGCCATGTCTGTAACTTTAAAACCTTTCCGTTCAAGAATTAGTTTATAAGTAGAAAGTTGAAGAGCATACTCATTAGCTTTAGTTCTTGCAAGTCCAGAAGCAATACCTTGGAAATTCTCATATTTATCAATAGTATAAAATGAATCAAATTTACCATCTTCTTTAGTCTTGAAGTCATAAATCATATAAGTACCATCAGGCTTTTCAATAAGTAAATCTATTGTTCCAGCGACACCTAATTCTTCATCAAATACTTTAACCTCAGGATGAAGTTTATAACCCTTATCCATAAGACTATCAAGAAAATCTGCAATGTCATCAATATAAGTTTCAACGTATTTCTTTTGCGCACCGCTATAAAAACGAATACCTTCTTTATCAAAACCAGGTTTAGGTTTATGTAAATTAGCCATTACATATTTAATAGCTTCTTCACGAGATTTACCTTCATTGCGCTGTTTAATATAAAGTTCATTAATTAAATGCAGAGCTGTACCTTCTTCTCTTTTATCTGCCCAATTTCGACCAATATCATCTTTGGTATGTAAATCAGCATAAATTCCTTTTTTAGATTTAATACTTCTTTTTATAGCCTCATCTCTTTGAAATTCTCCTCTCAAATCATCAATAGCAGTAGTAACACGATTCATCACTCTATCAGGGTCTTTATCTATCATATAACCCTGCTCATCGTCAGTAATGGTAAGACGCTCAGATTCAGCTTTCAACTTATCAACACTAGGTTTAACCTTTTGTTTTTGAACATAACTAGCAGGTTTATGAGTTAAAGCGTAACGAAGATTCTTACCTGTTAATTGATATGCAAGTTTTTGAGCGGCAGTTTGACCGATACCTAACTTATCAGCAATTATATTGAAAAAATGTTTTGCCCATGTTTTCCAGCCTTTAATATTTTGTAATACAGAACCATTACGTAGTTCTCTAAGACGAATCTTCTCTTGATGATAAGTTGCAGCTTCCATACCAACAGCAGTAGTAAGTATTTCTTTAGCTAAACGCTCACCTTTTAATTCAGGGTAAAGTTGTTCAATTTGATTCCAAAGAGGAGTACCTTTTAAATGCTCAATACCACGTTGAACAACAGGATGGTCAACTCCAAGCATATCAATAAGAATATGTCCAAACTCATGGAATACACTATCCGTTTTAATCTTACGAGGATTAAATTTTACTTCTGTTTTACCATCAATTGTAATAACACTACCAATGCTATCAGAATCACTGTCTAAAGTTACAGTAATATCTAAACCTTGGTCTTCAAACATTTTAGTTAGTTCTTCAATTTGAGAACTATAATCTTCAAGACTAATAGGGTCTAAAGATTCTTGAGTAACATCTGCAATATGAAGAGATTCTCCTGCTTCATTAACGAACTCATTAAGTTCAGTTAATACAGGTTCTCCATTTACATCAGTAGCTCCTTTAGCATACCAATCTTTAAATTCTTTAGATTGTACAGCAGACCAAACCTTAACAGCATTTGGTTTACCCCAACCGTTATACACTTTATCAAAAAGATTTGATAAACTACCGTTAGGTGCATTAAATTTACAGCTCATTTGTTCAATTGTTAATACGCCCGTAACAAAGTTGTTACAGGCGTATGGTTAAGATATTAAATACAATTATTATCAACAGTTTCACTTTCACTATCATTCAAACCATTATAGTTCTCAGTAGCAGTTTTTAAATCCTTAGTTTCTTTTACATAGTAATTAATTCCATCTTGTACAGTCTTTTGTAAAGCTCCTTTTTGAACATAATGCTCAAGTACTTCATTGACAATTCTATCACCAATAAAATCCATCTCACGTTCTTTAGTTACTCTTACTCCAATTGTACTTCCAGCACGGAGAGCGTCGAAAACTTGTGCATATTTACCAAGAAAAGTATTACCTTTAGTCATTATTGCTTTTAAATCAACATAATTATTACCAGGGTCTTTAATCTCTCCAGTAACAAACACTAATTCATTAGCATTATAAACTACTCGGTTAGTATCTTCTTTGAATGATTCAGCTAACTTTTTCATTTTAAATTGCTCGGTAGGAGATTCAATAATTACAGCATCAGCCTTTTTATATAACTGTTTAACTTCTTCTCCCATATTTACACGTGAATACGCAACATGATGTTTGTTAGTATCTTTCCCAGTATAATCTAAACCAGTTTCAATAGAAAGTTGATAATCTCTAGGTGCAAATGGTACATTATTATCAGCTATTAAAGAAGTATCAGTGAACTCATTAAATCCTCTATTTCCTTTCTTATTAACAGGGTAATAAAATGTACTCATACTATTACTTGAATGTTTTTTATAAAGAACTTCTTTTACAAGCTCTCTACGGTTTCTGTTATTTTCATCTTTAACAGTTTTGAAAAACGGTACAAGAACATAAGTTGCTTTTTGGATATTATAATCGGCATTATCGAGAAGTGCATTTGAAACAGTAATTAAACCATTATTTGCATTCGGTTGCCAATTAATATCTTTTTCTCCAATCTCACCATTTTTATCTAGTTTAGTATAAACTTTAGGTACAAGCTCACGATTATACCAATTACTTTGCATAAAGCTATCAACAAGTCCTGGATAAGTAGCATCAAAGTAGTTAGGATTTTCCATTTGAAGTTTAAGATTATTTAGATAATCTCTCATTCCAATTTTAACCATAATTTCAGTAGGAATAATCTTACTAAAACTATTCTTTTGCATATGGAAACCGCTAGTTATAAAATTATAACGAAGTAAATCTTTTGCTAAATCTTTAAATCGTTTATCTGTAATGTTACCAAGTTTTCCATTCCACAATTCAACAAATGAATCCTCTAAACGACCATCAGTTAAATTATCAGTTTTTGTATTAATAAAATCAATACTTTGGAAACCATTACGAGTGAAATCTTTAGCGGTAGTTTTCGCTTGTAGATAATTTAAAATATGACTATCATTTGCAAGAACATCTTTGTACTTAGCTTGGATGAATGCAAGTTTATTAGCAGCAGACATATCTTTCCAATCTTTAGCTTTAGATTGAACTTTGTTTTCAATTCCTAAAACTTGTTCACTTTCAGTCTGCGCAAGGAAACTATTTTTAGAGTAAATAATAGTATTCAAAAATTTATGTAACGCTTCGGAAACATTTTCGTTTCTAAGTACACCTAAACCAGTTAATACTTTACTTTCAAATCGTTTAAATGCGGGACTGTATTGAATGAACTCTTTATTAAGAATCTCATAAGATAAATCATTAGCATACTTTTTGTAAGCTTGAAGAACACTGTAAGAAGATTCATGACTTAGACCGTGCATTTCAGGTAGAATTGCATGAACAGCAGGAATATCTTTTCCATTTACATTTATAAAAATTCTTGCGCCTTTTTGTGTTTTAACATATTTAGGCATAGCTTTACGTAAATTCTCTTTCTGTTCTTTAGTAGCATCTTTAAACTCTTTTGTATCTTCATACTTTTCAAATACAGTATAATTAGCTGCATGGTCAATATAATGATTTAAACTATCAGTAGTACTAAGACTAGGTCCAGCACCAAGCGTATCCATTTTAAGAGCTTTCATAATATCTTGATACGCTTCACCAGATTTTTTATATTTTTTGTACATTTCGAGAATCTTAAGTTGGTCACGAAGAGCTTCAATTTCAGGATTAGTATCGTTTGTAGTAATAGTTTCTGTAGAACCTTTACTAATTTCATTCCACTCTCCTTTAGATTTTACAGTAAATCCTTTAGATTTAAGATACTCTGTTACTTTAGAATCAATCCCAGAAGCAGTTCCAACATTAAAAGTAGTAACTCCATTGTTAATAGCTGAATTAATTGTAGGAATATAATATTCTTCAAAATCTCTTTTAATACTATGTTCAAATGAACCCCAAGTACCAGCACCAAATATCCAAACTTTATCATTAGCGTTAAAATTAGTAGAAGCTCCACCAATTGCTTTTAAATAAGCTTTAGAAGAACTTACATAAGT